GTGACTACCCGCGCCACCTCGTTCGTGTGGGAAGCCGCCGGCCGCCCTTCCCCCGTGGAGAGCGACGGCACCCCCATCCTGCCCCTCGGCGGCACTGGCGACGCCTGCGCGCACTGCGGGGCGCTCGACTCCCGCTACCGCGTCGATCAGGCGATCAGCGACAAGTTCACTACGATCCGCAACGCGGCGATCCTCTGGCCGCACGGCACCGAGCGGCTGTGCGCCGGCTGCGTGTGGTCGTTCCGCTCGCTCTACGTGAAGACCGGCCTGTGCTTCGCGCGCTGTTCGGATGCGGTCGGTCCTGGCGGCGTCTACCCCGTCGCCCTGCGACCGATCCCCAAGCCCGCAGACTGGCCGGCGGCCCGCGAGTGGCCCTTCGTCCGGCCTGACGCCCTGACGGCGCTCCTCAACCCGCCGGCCCCGCCCTTCGTCGCGTGGTGCCCCCTCTACGGCATCGACCACGGCGGGGAGGCCAACTGTCACCGGACGTTCTGTCCGGACGGCGCGGGCGGCGTGCATCACCCGGCGGACCCGCTGTGGAAGCTCCAGACGAAGCACACCCTGCCCTTTGCGAAAGTCTCGTACGACGCGCGCCGGTACGACCTCGCCGTGGACGACACGAACATCGTGGTCGACGTCGCGCTCTGGACCACGTTGCGCGTTCTCTGCGAGCCGCTGCTTGCCGACCTTCGCGCCGGCGGGGTTGGCTCCGACGACGCGCGCGAGGCCATCACGACCCTGCGGGCGCCCCGTGGTGCGCCTCTCGCCGTCGCTGCGCCCGACAGGTGGTCCGCCCGCGTCGCGCCCCTTCGTCCGCACGTCGCGGCCCGATGGTGGGCCTTCTTCGTTCCCCTCCTTCGCATGCCCCCTCTCACCCGGAGATCCTGAATGGCCACCAAGACCGAAGTCTACGAGGCGCGCGTGCGCTTCGCGTATCTGCTCCGCGCCATGTTCCGCCGCGTCGACAAGCGGCGGATCGGTGCCGCTCGTCACCGCAACCTCCCCAGCGAGATGAGCGACTACCTGCGCGCGGGCACCATCGCCGCGCGCTCGACCATGGCGTTCGTGCAGGCGCTCGCGAAGCGCTTCGAGATCGAGCTGAACGCGGGCAGCGCCGAGATCGCCGATGGCGAGACGCGCGACTTTCGGTCGGTCGCGGCGTTTATCCCCGACGAGATCGCGGGCGACCTTCCCGGCATCGTTCACGAGGGCAAGCGCGTCGTGCCGTGGGCCATCATCGCGCAGCACACGAGCCTCGAAGCCGTGCGCATCGTCGTGAACGAGGGCAGCGACTTCTTCATCACCTTCGCGCAGACGCCGCCGAGCGAACAGGACATCGCCTACCTGCCGAAGAGCATCGACCACGACGGCCCGCGCTGGACGGGCGTCCTCCCCGGCGAGGCCATGCAGAGCCCCAAGCAGCACCGCGCGTGGTTCCAGGTTGTCTCTCCGCTCGCGCACGGCCACGACGAGAAGGCAGGCAACGTCTGCCTCTTCCGCCGGCAACCCCAGGTCGACCCCTTCACCGGAGAGCAGGCGCTCGTGCCGATCTACACGGGCAACGCCATCAAGGGGCAGTGGCGCGACCTCTTCTTCGCCAGGATGCTCCGCGCGTTGAAGGTGAAGCCCGAGACCGACCTCTCGCAGCGTCGCGCGCAAGAGCTGTTCTCGGGCGGCACCATCGAGAAGGGGGCCGACGGAGCCACCGCGCGGCTCGACGTCCGCATGCGTGCGCGAAGCACCATCCCCGCGATCGACTTGCTCGGCGGCTGCATCGAACAGCAGATCATGAGCGGTCTGCTCCGCGTCCACGACTGCACGCTGTTGTGCCGAGAGAATGCGTGGAAGCTCTACCGGATGATGGAGCCCACCGACGTGCTTGGCCGACCGCTCGACTACGAGGACTTCGCGGCGAGCCTCCTTCCCTCCGACGACTGGACGCTCTTGCGGCTTGGCGTGCGTCACGCGCACCGGGACCTTCCCGGCGGCGACCTCTCGGCTGACGAGGGCGGCGCGCAGATGATCTGGAACACGGAGGCCATCAAGCCCGGCGCACGGCTCTTCCACACGTTCAGCGTGGTGAGCCTGTCGACGGTCTCCACGCTCGCGCAGAGCTGCCTCGCCGACTTGCTCGAAGACTTCGCGGACGTGGGCCTGCTTGGCGCGCAGACCAGCCGCGGCTACGGCCAGGTCTCCACGCTCGGGTACAAGCCCGCCGAGAAGGCGGAGCCCCTCCCCAGCGGCGCGGAGTACCTCGACTACCTGTCGACGCACCGGGAGCCGATCCTCGAGTGGCTCGCCGGCACCACCGAGCCGGCGCCCAAGAAGGGCCGCAAGGCGCGCGAGGCGACGGCGTGAGCTGGCTCGACGACAACACGGCGTGGCTCGCGCGGGCGGAGCGATGGCGCGCCTCGAAGAGCAAGAGCTTCACCGTGCGCGTGTGGTTCTCCTCGCCCGTCGCGTGGAGCGACAACGGCGTCCAGATCGACGGGCTGCTTCAGCGGCTCGTCGTGGAGCGCGAGACGAGCCGCCTTTCCGACGACGTCTTCGCCGAGTGCCCCCGAGGCCTCAACCCAGAGATCCCGATCCCCGTCGCGGACGTTGAGATCATGGGGCTGCCGATCGCGTGCGCGTCGTGGGGGTGGCCGCCCCCGATCGCCGTCGAGTCGCTCCGATGGCGACGCAAGCGCGCACGTCTCGAAGCCATGAGCGGCGGGCGGCTCACCATCGCGGGCGGAGCGTTCAAGAGCACGAACATCCCCGTGCAGGCGCTCACCACCCCGTGGCTCGACTTCCACCTCGCAGGGGACGCGGCTCTCGTGCGGGATCTCCTCGGCGACGCCACCGCCATCGGACGTGGCTACTCGTCGGGCCTCGGGACCATCCTCGGCGTGGAGTACATGCCGGACCCGGAGGAGCGCTCGCTTGCGTGGAAGGGCGAGCCCATGCGCTCGCTACCCCTCGGCAAAGGCTGCCCGAAGTTGAACGATCCAATCTGCGGGGAGAAGGCCACGCGCGCGCCGTACTGGGCCAACAAGAACGTCTGCGTGTGCGCGGTTCCTCGCGTCGCGCTCGGCACGGTCGCTTGACATAGCGCGCGAGTTGTCTTATCAAACGCGCATGGCCGTGATTACCTCGAAGTTTCCCGAGCAGTGCAAAGCGTGCGGGGGTTCCTTTCCCGCGGGAGCACAGATCGAGTGGAGCAAGGCCACCGGATCGAAGCACGTGAAGTGCCCGGAGAAGCGGCTCGCGGCTGCGCAGGGCGTGGAGTTCAGCGTCTCGCTTGACTTTCGCGGCTACGGCAAGCCGGGCACCGACTCCGAGGTGGGACGCACCTTCCGCATCGCCAGCGGCCCGAACAAAGGGAAGGTGGCGACCGTGCTGACGCAGCGAGCGTCCTACCAGAGCGAAGAGGACAACGAAGACATGGGCGACATGCGGGGCGGCGGCTGGCACGCCCACCTCGGATGCCGCTTGGCGACCGCCGAGGAGACAGCGAAGCTCGAAGCGGAAGAAGCTGCCGAGCAGGCCAAGCAGGATGACGCGCGAGCCGCAAAGGAAGCCGCGAAGGCGGCGATCGAGGCCGAGAAGGCGAAGGTCGAGCAGCTCACCACGGGGCTTGTTCGAACCGACAGTTTCGATTCCAGCGTGCTGGCGACGGCACCGAGCGTCACCGTCGCGACGTGGACGGAGGGCGCCTCGCACTACGTCCGGGTGGACGAGCGCCGCGCTGTCTCCGGCGAGGTCGTGTACGTGATGCACGCCCACGACTACGATGACGACCGCACCGTGCTGTATGCGCCGCGTCCGGTCGTGGAAGCGTCGTGGGCGAAGCTCGTCGAGCGCTACGGGGAAACTCCGGAGAAAGCTCGCGACTTCCTCTCGAAATATCAGCACTGCGTCGGTACCGACTGGCGCAGGTGGTACCTGTCGACCTTGACCGACGTTGCCACCTGACCATGGCTCGTCGCGACCGTCGGCCCCTCTTCGGCAAGCCCCGACCGTCGAAGCCTACTCCCATCACCGCGAAGGCCCCTGGTCAGCCCGACTCGAAGCTGGAGAAAGTGCGTGCCGCCGTCGCTGCCGAGGATTGGCACGCGGCGCTCCGTCTCGCCAAGGAGCTTTCGAGCCTCGGGGAGGACGAAGCCACCATCACGCGCGCGTGGGAAGCGCTCGTGCGACCCGCGTTTCTGAAGCAGATCAAGAGGGATCCGGACGTGGCGCTCGCAGAGGGCGTGGCCACGCTGCGGAAGAGGTTCTCATGAAGTGGAACGACGTCACGATCACCATCCCCGCGATGCTTCCCCGCCGAGCGGCGTTCGTGGAAGCGCTCATGACCCAGATCAAGAGCGAGTGCCCCGGCGCCGTGCTGCTGATCTGCGCTCACGAAGAGGGGACGCCCGCACGGGTCGACTTCCCCCGCGCGCTCGCAGACGCCGCGAAGGTGGGTCGGCCGTGGGTTCTCCAGCTCGAAGACGACGTGGTCCTCTGTCCAGGCTTCGGCACCCGCGCGCTGAACGTCCCCGATGGCGCCGACGTGGTGACGCTGTTCTCGCGCGCTCGCCGCGACCTCGAGATGCTGCGGAACGGGTACGCGCATCGGTCGCTCGCGCCGAGCAGCTTCTCCATGTCGCAGGGGTTCATCATCCGGAGCGAGCTTGCTGCCGGAGTCGAGGCCTACGCCCCGGGCTGGTACGCGCGGCACCCCCAGCACAACCGCGCGGCCGATCTGCTCCTCGGCGGCTACCTGTCGAGCAAGGGCGCGAAGGTGTACGTGCGCCTCCCCTCGCTCGTGCAGCACCGCCCGGGGCCGTCCACGCTCCCCGGGCACCGTGGCGCTCGGCAGTCGGAGAGCTACCGGCACACCTTCGGTGAGGTGTCGTGATGGACCTTGAGATCCCGGACGACGTCGTCGCAGCGGCCCGCAAGGAACCGCACATCCACCTGCGCGGGAAGGACGCGCACCTCCGGCGCCCCATCGTCTGCGAGGGGCGCGTGGTCGGCTTCTGCCACCCGCACGACACCCCGCACGGCTACCGGCTCGGACCGATCTTCGTGCTGCCGGCGTACCGCGGCCGGGGCCTCACGCGCGCCGCCTACGAGGAGCACGCGAAGGGCCTTCACTGCGTCGCGTACATCCACCACGGCAACGTCGGTAGCGAGAAGGCACACGTGGCCGCAGGCTTCGTGAAACTGCGCGCGAGCAAGGGCGGCTGGACGTGGGTCCGGTGGGCAACATGAAGCCCGCGCAGACGAGCTTGTTTGACCGGGACAGGGGGCCGCTCCGGTCCGAGGCGGAAGCCCGCGTAGAAGGGGCGATCGACGAGCTTGTGCGGGCCATCGATGGACTCGGCCTCGCCGCCAAGGTGGAAGCCCTCAACCGCGCGCGCACGGCGCTCCACGCGGTCTCTCCGTTCGCGAGCGAGCCCGTCGACTGCGTCCTCTGGATCCCTCGCGCCGAGAGCGAGCCGAACACCTGGAACCCGAACGCCGTGCCGCCGCCCGAGATGGTGTCGCTCGCGCACAGCATGAAGACCTACGGGATCACGATGCCCATCGTCGGCGCGCGGCTTGAAGCCGGTCCCGTGCGCATCACGGACGGCTTCCACCGGCACGTCGTCTGCGGGTCGGATCCCGAGGTCTCCGCGCGCGTCCACGGCTACCTGCCGTTCTCGCTCTTGCAGGGGACCATGAGCGAAGCGGACCAGATGTCGGCGACGGTGCTCCACAACCAGGCGCGCGGCACGCACAGCGTCGAGCGCGAGGTCGCCATCGTCGCCGCGCTGGACAAGGCCGGATGGACCGACGAGCACGTGGGTGTCGGGCTGGTGAAGTCCGATGAAGAACTGATTCGCATGCGCCAGCTTGGCGGGGCTGCGCAGAACCTCGCGAGCGGCAGCTATGGGCGCGCGTGGTCGTTCGAGAAGGGGTCGACGAAGTGACCCGCGTGGATCGCATGCTCGCGGGCTCCGGCTTCGCCATCTTCACGCAGCGGCCGACGTTCACCTTCGAGACGCTCGACGCCTACTTCCGGGCGGACCCGAGCATCTCGCACGTGCTCTACGTCCCGAACGCGGCGACGCACGTGCAGACGACCGACGCGATCGAGCGTCTCGCGCGCGCCCACAACCTCATCGTGAGCGTGTCGCCGTGGGAGACGTACGGGACGCCCGCGAATGTGGCCTCCGTCGCCGCGCTCCCGTCCGACAGCCTGGCGATCATCCTCGCAGACCAGCGCCGCACCATCGGCAACAGGCTCGACGTGCGCCGGGGGTACATGCGTCGGAAGGCCGCGCGGAAGCGCATCGTGGTCGACGTGCTGCCCTACGAGGTCGCACCGTGGCGCGTCTACTTCCCATTCGCGTTCTTCGATCGGAGCTTGCTCGGCTACCACCACAGCTACGCGATCGAGCAAGACTACGATCGCTGGCTGGACGGCGGTCTCCCGCAGAACCCGTGCGACGCCGAGCGCATCGCCAGCCTCACGTGGAAGGGCGCGATCGTCGACCGGCAGATCCGAGGCCTCCCGACGTTCTTCGCGAAGATGCTCCTCGTGAGCGCCGAACACCATGCGGAGTACGCGGCGTTCCGCGACGGCCTCTTCGCGAGCGAGAAGAGCATCACCAGCGTGAAGACGAAGCTCGCGCGGTGGATCACTGAGCGCTACCCGGGGCGCACCATCCCCCACGACATGCGGCACCTCTACGGCCGGGCGGAACACCGCTTCGTGCGCACGGACCTCCCGTTCGACGAATGGCTCTCTCTTGAGGTCGACAGCCTCGTGACGCACACGAACCGGCTGCTCGACGCCTACCTGAGACACCAGAGCAAGGCGGGGGAACCGTGAGGCAGATCGTCAAGACGTACCTGCCGGAGAGCGTGCTCGACGCCGCCCGCGCCCGAGTCGCATGGGTGTTCGACCGATTCGAGCGCGTGAACGTGTCGGTCTCGGGCGGCAAGGACAGCACAGTGCTCTTCCACCTTGCCGTGGACGAAGCCGGGCGACGGGGCCGCAAGGTGACGCTCTTCTTCCTGGATCAGGAAGCGGAGTACGAGGGGACCATCGCCCTCATGCGCACGATGATGGCGCACCCGGCCGTGATCCCCGCCTGGTATCAGGTGCCGATCCGCATGACGAACGCGACGAGCTACGCGGAAGACCATCTCTACGCGTGGGGGCCGGGCGAGCCGTGGATGCGCGAGAAGGAGCCAGGCTCGATCCACTACATCGACGGCGACTACCCCGCCCGCTTCTACCCCTTCTTCGAGTGGCTCGAAGAGAAGACGCCGGACACCACCTTCTTGGTGGGCCTGCGCGCGGAGGAAGGCATCAACCGCTTCCGCGCGGTGGTGAAGAACGCCGGCGTCGATGGCGTGCCGTGGACCTCGCGCACTGGCAACGCGACGAGCTTCAAGGCGTACCCGCTCTATGACTGGGGGATGGGCGACGTCTGGCGGTTCGTCGCCGACACGCGCGCGCCGTACAACCGGATCTACGATCTCCGCTGGGCCATGAACGGCGGCGTCTACAACGACAACCGGGTGAGCAACCTGATTCACGAGATGAGCTTCAGGTGCCTCCCCGACCTCGCCGCTCTGGAGCCCGACACGTACGCGCGTCTGGTGAAGCGGTTGAAGGGCGTCCACTGCGCCGCCCACCATGCGCAGGGCGCGCACCTCTACGACGTGCAGAAGCTCCCTACCGGGTTCGCGACGTGGCTCGCGTACCGAGAGCATCTTCTCGCGACGATGCCGATCGACGCGAAGAAGCGAGCCCGCTTCGAGAAGCGCTTTGCAGGCCAGCCGGCGACGGAGCCCGTGCATCACGCGCAGTGCAAGCAGCTCCTCGTGAACGACTACGAGAACAGCATCCCCGTCCCCAGGTCGAAGACGAAGCCCGTCGACAGGTTCGCGCGTTGGCGCACCCTGTTCTGATGGAACACGTCGAGCCCGTTCTCTCCCCCGAAGACGTCCGCGTGTGGGACCGCTGGCGCATCACCTTTGCCATGCACGCGCGGTCCCTCTCGCACCGTCGAGCCGTCGACACGGCGAAGCGGATCGTCGGCCGTGCGCTCGGCAACGCGGCAACGCCGGTCCTGTCGTGGTCCGGTGGGAAGGACTCGACGGCGCTCGTCCATCTCGTGCGCGTCGAGCTCCAAGCGAACGTCCACACCATCTCGGAGAAGGACGATCTCGACTACCCCGGCGAGGAAGCCTACGTGCGCGACCTCGCGTCCCGCTTCGCCGTCGACCTTGAGATCCTCCGGCCGGAGACGTCGCCGCTCGCGTGGCTTCTGGAGCGCCGTGGTGCCCTCTCCGCGGGCGAGGACATGCACAGCCGGAGTGCCGGCCTCTCGAAGGCATGCTTCTACGGCGTGATGGAGCGCGCGAACGAGGGGCGCGACCTCATGCTCTGGGGGCTCCGCGCCGAGGAGAGCGGCCGGCGCGAGAGGCTCCTCACCGCGAAGGGGGCCACCTACCAGCTCAAGAGCGGTCAGGTGCGCTGTGCGCCGCTGGCCGGCTGGACGGGGATCGACGTGTTCGCCTACCTGCAAGCGCACGACGTGGAGCCGCTCCACGTGTACCGCTGTTGCGGCTGGCTTCCCGAGCACCGCCAGAAGCCGTGGCTCATCCGCAAGTCGTGGTGGATCCCCGGTGCGCACGCGGCGAAGGGGGCAGCGGCATGGCTCAAGCGGTACTACCCGAGCCTCTTCGAAGTCTTGCGAGGCCTCGCCCCGGACGCAGCCTGCTACGCATGAAGCGTCGCCGGAAGAGCTACCCGCGGACCGCTGCGAGTCGCGTCCAGCGCCGCGGGTACATGCAGCGGAAGCGCAAGCTCGCCAAGAAGCGATGGAAGTGCCAGTCGTGCTTCCGGCGGCCGGTGTCGCCCGGCAAGACGGTCTGTGCCGTCTGCACGAAGAAGCACAGCCGCCAGGAACGCCGCCGCATGCTGGCGCGGAAGGCCGCGGGCCTATGCATGAGGTGCGGGCTCGTTCCTGCGACCGTGCGAGACCGGCTGTGCGCTGGCTGCGAGGAGAGGCGGACGACCGCACCCTCGTACGGCACGAACGCCACCGTTGAGCGGCGTGCCGCGGATGGCATGTGCCGCGACTGCGGTGTTGCTCCGTGCTTCACGAAGACGCGCTGCAAGGGCTGCCGCAAGGTGATGGCCGACAAGCAGAAGCAGCGGGCCGAAGAGCGGATCGCCGCCGGCCGCTGCTATCGCTGCGGGAAGCGTCCAGCCCCGAAGAAGGACCCGCGACGCGCATGCAGCTCGTGCCGGCGAGGACGCCGGGTGCCGGTCGACAAGCGCCGATCGCCCATGCCAAAGGCGCTGAAGAGGTGTGGGAAGTGCGGAGAGCAAGGGCACCGGCAGAACGCCAAGAAGTGCCCGTTGTGGACCTCTACGAGGCGGACGGCTCCACCGGCGTGAAGGTGAACGGCTGGCCCGCTGGGCCATCCCAGTGAGGGAGCTGCGCGCCCCACGCGCGGAAGGCTTCGGCCTCTTCCTCGGTGACCGTCGCATCCCAGTCCCGCAGCATCCCGAGGATGAGCGAGCGGCACGCCAGCGGGCACGTGGCGCGACGCAGGAAGGCTTCCGACCACCACCGAGAAGAGCCCCCGGCCTCGCTCGTCTCGACGCGGGTCACGGTGCCTCTGGCGAGGTCGCGGGAGGCGTCGCCGGCTTGCTGGCGGGCTCGGTCGGGACCAGCGGGAGGGAGCGCAGCACGTCCTCCCAAAAGGCGGCGTTCTGTCGGGAGATGGCGAGCCTCTCAGCACGCTGCTCGGGGGTCTCTCCGTGGATACGAGTCGTCGACATGGTGAAGCTCCTTCAACGCGGCAAACCCCTGCCCCGGAAGGGGTGAGGGGCGGGGCTTGCGCGAGGGGTACGTCAGATAACGCGGGGTGCCGTCCGGGTCGTGCGTAGCAGCGATGTCGGGGAACGTGGCACTCTCATCCCAGCGAGGAACCACGACCGGCGCATGCAGCGCGCGCCACGCTGAAGCCCAGCCGCCGGCCCAGTCGTTCGCCTTCAAGATGCGAGCGGCCTCGATCTCGCTGGGGGTCGGCTCGGGGTTACTGAGCGCGTTCGTGAAGTACCTCCGCGCGACGGCGTCTTCGAAGACGGGCAGCGCCCGATCTGCGAGCACGATGCGCCGGCACCGCGCATAGGCCGCCTGGTTGGCCCAGTGGCCGGCGGCTGCGTGCGCCTCTTCCTGCGTGGTGCCGAGGCCCGTTCGTGCGCCCGCAGCGTTCGAGGGGGCGCCATCCCCCACGTAGGAACACCACAATCCGACGGCGGGCACCGAGGGGCGCTCCATGTGCTCGTCGAGATAGGCGGTGTGCGTGCGGGCGGAAGGCGAAGTCGGGGCGACAGGGACGGGGTTCTTGAACATGGTCGATCTCCTCAATCGGTGGAAGCCCGGTACGGCCGGGCACCGCCCCCCGCTCCGGTTTACTGCGCTTGGCGGATCGTGCCGCCCTCATCGGTGATCCAGACGTTCGTGACCGCGCTGGACCCCCGCTGGTTCGCGTTCACCAGGAACAGCAGGTGCGGCCGCTTGGCGTTCCGCATCGCGGTGTACGCGAGGCCCCGCCCGCCAACCTTCGTCAGCAGGTAGGGCTCCACGGCGCTCTCCCGCTTGGTGACGGTGAACGCCGTGCCGTTGATGGTGACCGTCTCGCCCGTCTCGTTGTTCGTCTTGCTCACACCCCTTTCTTAATTCGCGTTGACGGTACCGTCAACGCTTTTTCTCCTCCCTCCTGTCGATTGTCACTCCGGGGCGGTCCGGGTGACTCCGAACCCGAGGACGCCGAGGAGCTGCACGTAGGCGGTCGCGTTGATGGTGCGCTCACCCGAGATGTACTTGGAGATCATCGTGCTCGCGTCGCGTGGGTTCTTCACGTCCCAGTCGGCCGCGACGAGCCGCCCGACCTTGTCCTGTCCGATGAGCGCGATGCGCTCGCGAACGAGGGCCCTGTCCGGGCTGTCGCGGCGGGCTTCCTGAGCTTCCTTGCTGGGGGCTTTGCCGGGCATGGTCGTGCTCCTTAGCTCGCCATCCAGACGGCGTGGAAGGCGTCCGCGGTCATCTTCGCGCGAGCCTGATCCATCGTCACCCGGTAGAGCAAGTCGCGGAGCGGCCGGAGGTCTTTGGTGATGCCGTGCTGCGCGAGCTTCTCGAGGATTTGGATCGAGCGCGAGAGGTCGGCGTCTTCGAGCACGTCCGCGATGCCGCGGAGGATCCCGAGGTGGTTGTTCCCCGCCTTCATGGTCTGAAGAACGGGCAGGATGGGAGCGATGTTGTCGAGCCTGAGCATGGTGCCTCCAACGCAGCGAGCCCCGCCCCTTTCGGGTGCGGGGCGGGGCTCGCGCGAGGCCTTTTCAGTGGCCGTACCCTTCGCCGTCGCACTCGTCGCAGTAGCTCGGATTGCACCCGGGGTAACCGCAGGGGCGCCAGGGACGACCACGGCGAGTAGGCGACGGGGGCGCGGTGCGGTTCGCGTTCACCGCCGGCTGGCCGCCCGCGGGGCAGACAACGTGCCGGGAGGGCCCGCCCTTCTGCCACTCGATCTTGTCGCCGGCCTTGATCGCGCAGCGGCATGAAGCACAGGTGCCGGGGAACTTTGCGATGATCGTCGCCATGGTCTCTCTCCTGTCGGGCCGCTTCCTTCGCGCCACCGACTCCATCTTGATAATTCACGTTGACGGTACCGTCAACGTTTAACTCGCGCCTCCCGGTCGATTGTCCGCGCGAGCTTCCGTCGCCGCACGGTGGGCAGCTTCCACCCCAGCGACAATCACGAACAGGTACGCCGTGTCGAAGGCGTCGCCGTCGTTCTGGATGGTCTCCCCGCTCTTCACCACACGCCAGTCGATGACCACGCCGTTGCCGGCTGTGACGTCGCTCGCGTGGAGCACGGCGCCCCCGAGAAGGGCCACGGCGCACGCCTGTACGGTCTCGAAAAGCGGGCTCTTCACGTCCATCGCTCACTCCCCGGAGAGGGCGGGATCCACCTCGCGCCGGTCGTCCGCCGGCACCTCGCGGCAGTAGGCGCGCACCCCATCGTCCGCGTCCAGCTCGGCCTCGGTGACGTCGCTGTCGCGGACGGTCACGCACCACGACTCGCCCTCACGGCGGGCCACGTCGGCGATGTGGCGCCCGGCTGCGTTCGTCGAGCGGCTGAACGCTGCCCAGTCTTCCTCGCTGCTACCCGCGTTCGCCAGCACCGAGATGTCCGTCCGCCCAACGCCAACCACGATGACATTCATGTGAACCTCCAGAAGCATGGCCCCCCGACCAGAACCACTCCCCCCCGCAGCCTCTACAGCGTGGCTGAGACGACCCACCGCCCGCCCTTGAACAGCCACACCGTCTCGTCCTTCCTCACGGCCATCTCGCTCGGGTCGAAGGCCCCCGCGTCCACCGCGAGGCTCCACGTCAGGTAGCCCGCGTCGAGCGCGAGCTTGTCGAGCGCGTCCCCGAGGGTGATGGCGTCGAGCGCGCTGGTCATGGTGGAGTCGGCCGTGTTCGAAAACTGGAAAGTCGCCATGGTATCCTCCGCTGAAGCTGAAACCGTCCCCCCGGACGAGCCCCCCGGCCCCTCTCACAACCCGAGAGTGAGGATGGCCGCCACGTCGGGCTGGTAGCTCACCGGCATCCAGCGGACCGTCTCCTCGGCCGTCATGCCGGGGCGCGTCGCGCGCGCCTCGTTCAGCAGCTCATCCATCAGGGCACGGCGCTCGGTCGTCATCGCCTTCGCCGCCTGCATCATCTTCTTGGTGAGCTTGATCATGGGGTCCGTCCTTCTTCGTCTCGGCTGTCCTCGCCGTCGACTCCCTGACCTTAATTCACGTTGACGGTACCGTCAACGTTTTTTCTTCACCCACCCTCAAGAAAGTTTTTTCTCCCCTCAGAAGAGGTCTTCTCCCCTCACCGGAAGCGAGCACCGATCCTGATCATAGCGACGCGGAAGGCCTGCACGTTCATACCGACGATCTCCTCTTGGCGGTCCTTGGCCCACGCGTAGGCCTTGGCCGCGTCCAGCCGCGACACGGCGGCTAGAAGCTCGTCGTGCTTCATGCCGCCTGGCTTCCCGAGCCAGAACGAGAAGCAGCACAGAGCTTCCACCTCGGTGAAGCGGCACCGGACGAGGGGCGCGTCCACCTTGATCTCGGGGTGACGCGGCACGTTCACGCCGCGCTTCTCGCTCGCCCTGAAGGCGAGCTTCTCCACGGCTTCGGCCATGAGGGTCGCCCTCATCGTCTCGACGTGAACGCCGTCCCGCGCGGCAGCGACCGCCACGTGCGCCACCGCGTCGAGCTGCGTATCCATGGTGGTGTAGGGCGTGTCCACCGAGAAGACCGGGCACGCCTTGCCCCGGCGGCCGGCGTTCTCGAGGGCGGTCACCTCGACACGGCCCGTCCACCGCTGGACGCGCCACGCGCCGGCCTGGTAGGTCGCGCCGATGGTGAGGGTGACGGCGGCCGTGTCGTTCGCGGGGGTCGTGGAGAGGCTCACAACGCCCGAAGGCCCGGCCCCTCTCGGGGTGCGGGCCAGACCTTCGGACGGGTCGACTAGTTCATCTCGACGTCGGGGGAGCGCGCCCCCTCACAGAGCCGCTGCCAAGTCGCCTCGAAGTCGGCCGGCTTGCAGCGGCCCCACGCCTCCCCGTTCGAGGGGAGCACCTCGTACAGAATGACCATCTCGTCGCGGTCCATCGCGAAGCGGAGCGCGTCCCGCTCGCCCTTCGTCAGGATGCCGAGGGGCTTGATCGAGCGGGTGCCATCGGTGCGGAGGGTACGGAGCATGGCCATGGTCGTCTTCTTCCTGCCAGGACACTTCCTTCGTGTCGCCGGCCCCCTCTTCTTAATTCACGTTGACGATACCGTCAACGCTTTTTGCGACCGCCCCCCAAGATAGTTGCTGGCCCCCTCTCGGCGTCACTCCGCGGCGAGGCTCGCGAGGGACCGTGCGAGGGGGAGCACCGCACGCCACACCGCGATCTCGTCGAGCGCTTCACAGAAGGTCCGGTGTGTGGTGTGTCCGACCGGCTCCTCTCCCTCGAATCGAGTCGCGCGCCACTGCCCCAAGGTCGCCTGGTAGGTGTCGCGGTGGACCACGACGACGGTGTCCGCGTAGGGCGCCGCGCACGGGGCGCAGAAGGGCACCGGCGCCCCTCCCATCGCCCGGAGCAGACAGACCCGCGCGAGGCGCCTCTCTGCACGGGCGCGGTCCATCTTGGCGTCGAAGTCGTCGTCCATCAGAGCACCCGGACGACGAGCGCGACCGCCCGCTGTTGCTCTGCCAGCTCGCCCCCGAGGGCCACCTTTGCGGCTTCGAGGTCGCTCCCGTGCTCGCGCTCGATCCACGCGCACCCCCACTCGAAGTCGGCTTCGCTCAGGTTGCCCTTGATGCCCGCGAACGAGCCGAGCACCTGAGCGAGCACGGTGGTCCGGCTGCGACCGGAGGGCGGCTTCGAGGCGCTCACGCTGCCACCTCGCCGCGGGGGAGAAGGAACAACCCGGTCGGCCCGTCGACCCAAGCTCCGGGGAAGTCGGCCGCGAGGGCGGACAGGAGCGACGTCTTGGCCCCCTCCATGCTCCGGTACACCCGAATGCGCGTCGTCTTCGTAGCGGCATCCCAGCGCCGGCCAGGAAGGGAGCGGAGCGCCCCACCGTCGGAGTAGGGAGCCTTCACCACGATCGTGGTGTCGCCGGTCTTCTCGTCGTCTTCCACCCGGACCACGATCTTCGTCATGCGCTTCGCGCAGCGGCCACCGAGCGTCTCAAACCCGAGGGCCCGGATCCCGTCCACGCACGCGGCCGCAACCTCGCCGTCCTGAAGCACCGCGATGCGATGCACCAACAGGTTCGCCAGCCGGCGCGCGTCCGACGTGGCGTCCACGGGGAGCGCCAGAGCGGTCATGTACGGCTTCACCGCCTCGAGAGCGGCCGAGAGGTCCGCCGTCCCCTCCGGCGTCGCGTAGCCGTGCTTTCTGCGGCACGTGTCGCCCATGCCGCTCTCGACAGACGGAGCGTTCGACAGGACCTTGCCGCAGCATGCGCAGTGCGCGGCGACGAGAAGAGCGGAGGGCGATGTTGCGTAGCTCATGGTCAATCCAGGGTAAGGCGACGCTTGACAGAGTGCAATAAATATCTTATCACTCTCGACCATGGACGCGCTTGCTGCTCTCGTCTTCCTCGCTTCGGACCTCGCGATTCACGGGCACGAGGTCTACTTCCAGGAGCCCCACCTCCTGAGCACCGCGGAGGGGACGATCGTCGCGTCCGCGAGCGCCGAGAAGAACAGGGTGCGCTTGGTGAGCGTGGGCGGCTTCCAGGGGGACACGTACGTGCTCACAACGACCGCCCGACAGGCGACATTGACCGGCCGGACCGAGCAGGTACGGTCCCTCGCGGCGGACCTTCGAGCGCGCATGGCCGAGCGGGCGCGACAGGATGCGCGTTTCGAGGAAAGTCGAAATAATGTTTTGACAACGTGAGCGCGTGGCCTTATCAATCAACTATGAACGCCGCGCGCATTCTGGTCCCCACGGCTCCTCTCTCGGTGGCAGCTCTCCGCGCGCAGCTCTGGGACCTTCGGATGACGGGGGCCCCGATGAAAGCGCGTGCTGCCAAGCTTGCCGAGGTTGAGGCGGCCGAGCTTGCCGAGGGGCCGGCGCTCCCACCAATCATGCCGCGCGCGGTGTGCTGCCGTCGCGCGGTGGTCTCGCACGAATGTACGTGCGGTCACGTGACGCGGTGCCCCGAGCACGGGGAGCGCCACCACGGCACGCACGATTGATCGTTTGACACGATGCGCACGGTACCGTTATCATCTCGGTTAGGAGGCTCGAGGGCATGGAACAGGACACCATCCTCCGTCGCGTGGTTCGGCTTGTGGGCGCCGGGCTGACCGTGGGCGCGCTCGCGCAGGCGGCGAAGGTGCCCCCGATCGACGTGATGGCCGTGCTCGCCGATGAGCCGCTCCCGGCTGCCGTGCTGCGCAAGCTCGCGCGGGGGCTGGCCACCTTCGAAGCTGTGCGATCGTGAGGATCGCGGCGAAGTGGCAGGTGATGGTGGGGGAGAAGCGCCCCGCGTACGGGTCCTACGTCGGTCGCTGCATGAAGCGGGACGGCAAGTACCTCGTCGTGATGACCCAGACGAGCTTCTTCGTTCACGAGAACGGCGTCGCGCAAGGGTACGCGGAGGATCGAGGTTGGGTCGTGGAGTTTCAGGCGAGGCCCGCGACGGTGGCAGAGATGGCGGCGCTCGGCGCCACGAAGGAAGGACGGGAGACGTGAAAGCGATCGATTGGATCACAGCGTGGAAGATGGCTGTGGACGCGCACTTCGTCGGCGCAGAGAGGGACGAAGACGTCCGTCGTCTGTTGGGCGTGTATGCAAGCCTCTTGTTTCAGCCGCCGGAGGTGGCTGGGAACTTCGGGCTGCTTGCGTGGGATGTGTTCCTGCACGTCGGCGACACAGATGTCGGGCGCGCCGCGGTGGCCCTTGCGTACATCGCCAGCGACACGCTGAAAAATTGGCAGGCGTCCGGATATCGCGTGGTCGCACCACCGAAGGACGGTCCGCTCCCCACGGTGACCGGCTCCTGACGTCCTTCCGCAGCGAGCCAGGCCCCGCACCCGAAAGGGCCGGGGCTCGCTGCATTGGAGGAACCTCATGCGCAACATCCACACGGCGCTCCCAGCGCTGGCCACCCGCTTTCCAGCGCTCGCGTCCGACTTCCGCACCACGCACCACATTCTCCTCGCAGCCGGTCAGGGGCTCGTCGAGCTTCCCACGCAAGTCCTCACCGCCGCCTACGCGATGATCGGTCTCGCCCCGATGGCGACCGCCCGAGAGAAGGGGCTCGCGGGCGACCCGACGCGGCGGCTCCTCATGCTCAACGTCAGCCAGACCCTCGAGAGCGAGTGTCACCGCATGGAGCCGGACGATATCGCGACCGCCGTGGGCGTCTGGGGGACGCTCGTCGCGCGCGGGGCGGCGATGTACCGGGGCTTCCTCACGGACCCCGCCTTGCGGCAGCGCGCGGCAGCCTACGCCGCTTTCGTGACGCAGGCGGGGCTCGACCTCGCGATCCTTCTCCAGGCCACCGAGGAGCGCGCCACGTCGGGCGTGCGGTCGCCGCTGTTGGAGGTGCGCGCGCTCGTCGCCGAACACCCCGAGCTGCGCCGCAAGGTCGGCGTCACCGGCCGAGCGGCCGCGCAGGTGTCGTTGTCGTTCACCAGCGCGGAGGACGACTCGTGACCGCCGCCGAGATGCTCACCGAGATGACCGAGCGCGCGATGGCTGCGGGGCGCCTCCCCGACGTGCTGCGCTACGGCGCGCTCAAGACCATCGCCGCGGATGCCTTCCGGTCGCTGCCGGCCGGCGTGCTCGTCGGGCTGTTCGATGCGCTCTCACGGAACGAGGCCACGGCGACTCGCGCGCGTGCTGCGTTGGCTCTGTGCGCGAGCATGAAGGTCACGCCGATCGACGCCGAGACCTACCTCTTCTTCGGGGCAGGCCTGTGGAACATGGCGGCGCGCATGGTGCTCGACGCCGTGAAGCGCGAGCCGCGCGACGATACGCGAGCCGTGTTGATCGAGGTCGTGGACGGGATGCTTCAGGACAGCAGCGCGATGCTCGTCGACTTCGTGAAGGTGGTCCCGACGAACGCCGTGCAAGACGCCGTGTCGACGGACGTCTTTGCCGAGGTCGCGGGCGAACCGGCGGCCGGTGGCGCGGCGCACCGGGGGAAGGTGCTGCGGGAGAAGCGTCGGGCGCTCGCGATCTTGATCAACGCGTTCGTGACTGCCTGCGAAGAGGCTCCCAGCGCGGTGGTGTCTCAGTCGCTCTTCTTCGATCGCATCGGCCCCGCGTTCGACAACCTGATCGAGGTCGAGTCGCTCGACGCCGGCCCCGAGATCCGGTCGAACCGCGACAACTTCGCGACCATGTCTCACGCGCAGCGCCGCGTGCTCGCGCGCTCACTTCAGACGCTCGCGAACACCTGACACTTCGCCCGCGCGACCTACTCTCTCCGCATGTATCGCCACCCTCGCGTGCAGCACACGCCGCGCGTCCGCCCTCCGAAGGGCGAGCCCGACGCGCACACCGTCTACCTCCAAGCTCGCAAGACCGGAGCGCTCCCGCAGAGCACCGGCGCGCCCGTCCTCACCGACAAGCAGCTCGCGCTTCTCGCGCAGCGCCTCGGGGAGACGAACCCGCGCCCCCTCTTGCAGCTCGCACGGCTCAACGCCTTCTTCGGCAAGGCCTGGATGCTCGACGCGGAGCGCACGGCGAACACCAGCACGCTGCCGTGGGTCACCACCCGCAAGAGCGACGGCAAGCCGCGCACGCTCGGCGCTCGCTTCTTCGCGGTGGTCCGTAGCCGCGCCCTCAAGAGCCGCCGGCAAGAGGAGCTTTCCAGACGCGGCTACCTGTGGATCTTCGATCGCGACCACTGGCAGCGCCCGCAGCCGCGGATGCTCTTCATGCCGGCGCCGTCCCCGGTGCCGCTCCCCGAGATCGCCGACGCGCGCAGGAAGAAGTACAGGCGGATCGTGAAGCGGCTCACCGCCGAAGGGAGGCACGTGCCGAAGCGGTTCATCCTGCCCCCGAAGCCGAAGCCCGTACGCCCGCCGCGCGAGCCGAAGAAGGGCAAGGGCGGCAAGAGCAAGGGGAAGAGCCCCTACCAGAAGGGCAAGAAGGCCGCGGTGGAAGTCGAGGTAACCGTGGTCCGCCGTAAGCCCGCTGGCTGATGCTGGGCCCGGCCTTACGGTCAGGCGATGCGCCTCTTCCTCCACGTCGACGCGGACTGGCCCGACACGGACGCAACGCCCGTCGAGCTCGTCGCCCAAGTCTCTCCCACCACCGTCATCGTCGAGAGCACCAGCGTGCTCGCTGGCTGGGATGACCGCGTTCAGCGCTTCACCTTGGAGCTTCGGCGCGACAGAGCGCTGCGCGCGGACGTGGGCCTCGTGTTCGCCGTCGGGACAGACCCGATGCGGCTCACCCACAAGGCGCTGGCAGCCGGCGTGCTGTGCATCCGGGCGAAGGTGCCCGTCACCACCGTGCGCGCGCGGAGAGGCCTCACCGGCTCGCTGGCAGACCGCGTGGACCCGATCGGCCGGAGCGATGATCTCGTAGACGACCTCTCGAACACACGGCTGGCGCTGCTGTCGCTTCTGCGAGCGTGCCCCGAGCTGCGCGACGACATCACGCACGCCGGGCAGGCGGTCGCCACGGCTTTGCTGAAGTCGAGAGGGGAGGGCGAGGAGAGGTGGGGCGCGGTCACCGCAGCGTGGAGCGCGGTGGAGAAGCTCAGGATCGAGCACCCGAGGATCGCGCCGTGGCTCGTGACGCCCGATCGGATCCTCGGGTCGTGGGCGGCTCACCTGGGATGATCTGAAGAAGCGGGTAAACGATCGCCGTCATGATGACGATGACCAGCAAGACGCCGCAGCCGCGCAGAGGGACTCCAGGCGGGTAGTCGTCCACGCCGGGCTTCATCGGCCCACCGTCACGCCGTCATAGAGGGCCGCGAAGGTCGCCGCTTCGGCCTTCACCAGCGTGGGGAGGTCGCCCTTGTCGCTGCGGTGCGTGAAGAGCCGACCTCGCCGCACGTCGAGCACACCGAAGTTCGTCCCCGGCCACGTCGTCTGGAGCGCGTTCGTGAGCAGCGTGGTGGTGAGGGCGATCTGCTGTGGGTTGATGGGGTTCGCACGGAGGTAGAGCTTGATCACGTGCGGGCGGCCCTGGATGAGCAGGCCAAGCTCGGGGGCGACGCGCACGGTGAGCTGGCCGATCGGGTAGTCCCGCAGGGGCGGCTCGAACCACCTCGGCTCCTCGCCGGCCACATCCAGGTGCGTCTCGAGGAACTTCAGGTAGCCGCGCTCGACGATGGTGAACATGCGCCGCTCGCGCTCTTCGATGCGAGTCGAGATGAAGGCGTCGATCGTCTCCCTGATGGGAAGGCCCGCGCTGTGCGCGCCCACCAACAAGTCGACGAGCGGCTTGTAGAAGCTCTCCACGGCGCCGGTCTTCTTGAAAGTGCGCGCGTGCTCGATCCGGCCGGTGCCGGCCATCAGCATGAAGTCTACGAAGAGCGAGAGGGGGACGGTGGGCATGGGAAGGCTCCTTTGGTGAGCGAGAGAGTGCGGCCGAGCGCGATCCCTGTCGAGAGGCCCGGTCGTTTTTCTTGACAACGTGCGCTCGCTGTCTTATCACTTACCCATGTCGTTCCGAACGTGCCGCATGAACCCCCGCGATTTCGCCGCTCACATGAAGGCGCACGCCCCGGCGGACGTGACGCCGGTCCCCGTGTCGGCCGTCGCCGAAGTCGACCCCGCGGCACGCATCGCCGAGGTGGTGCGTCGTGCTCGCAAGCTGCCTCTCCCCGACGGTCACGAGATGGCCGTCTTCGCCACGGAAAGCTTCTTGAAGCTCCTCCCCGCGGAGGGCGAGGCGATGGACGTCGCCACGCTCATCCCGCTGTCTGGTGCCCTGCGGCGCATGGCGCTCTGCTACCGGATGGCGGCCCGCTACAGCGACGAGAAGGCGTGCGACTCCGTGCGCGACCTCGCCGACACCGTCTACCGCATGCTCGCTCCCTGAAAGGACCACCATGGACCACGTGAACCCGCTCACCGCTCCCATCGACCGCACCTCCGAGAAGGAAAACTCCGAGAAGGAAAACGAGCGCGCCCGTCGCCGCGCCTCTCCCACGGCGGACCGCCTCTTGCGCGCGGTCGACGACTACAGCCGGGCGCACGTGCTCGTCCTCGCCGACAACATGTGCGCGATGGATGCCGGGGCTCCCCTGTCGCGTGGCTGGCTGGATCTTCAGGGGGCGGCGTCCGCTCTTTCGCACGCCTACGCCGCCTTCATCGCGTTCGGTATCGATCCGGTCGCGAAGGTGCGATCGGAGACGTGGCCGCGCGGCGAGCGTGGAGCGATCTGGTATGGGCGCGTCGCCGATGACCTCGCCGCTCGGCTCGTCGGCACGGGCGGCGCCATCCCCAGCACGGACGACCTCCCGCCGCCGCCGAACGGATAGACAATCCGCAATCGCGCTCTTATCACGTACGTTCTACAGAAGAGGACTACCATGGGTCTCAGCGAATCCGATCGTCTCCGCTCGAAGGGCATCCCAACCAAGAAGGGCTCCATCACCAAGGCGACGATCGACAGCTTGTCGATCATCACCGAGGGGGACACGGCCCACCCACGCTGGATGCTCCCGCCCGACGCGGAGCTTCAGGAGGTGATCCAGAAGCACGGCATCCCCGAGGACTTCACGGTGCGCGAGCGCGGCGTGAGGGAGGGGCGCCCGACCTTCACCGTGAACGAGAAGACCGGCGAGGTCGTGGCAAGCTGGACCACGCTCCCCGGCGATGAGACGCTCGTGCTCGAAGTGATCGACGGCGCACGGCGCCTCAAGAACGCGCTGCTCGTGCAGGCGTACCTCCGGCGCACGGCCCCTCGCGCGGCGCCCCTCGCGCCCGATCCGAAGGCGGATGCCGACGCGCCCTGGCACCTCTGGGTCGAGCTGAAGACCTTCGCCGGGACGGACGCGGAGCTTTGGATCGCCCGCTTGCAGGCGAACAACCCGCGCAACCTGCCCGACTCGGCGTCCGTCCTCGCCGCCTCCATCGCGGCTGCAAAGCGCTGCGGTGCGGACATGGACGTCGTCTTCCGCAGCATGCGCCCGCGCGTGTCCCCCGCCGAGATGGAGGCTCTGTCGCGCTGGGGGAACCTCGTGCCGGCGCTCCGGCCGCGGTTCGACTCGGGCGAGATCCCGCTCGCGCTCCTCCCCAAGGTGCTCGACGCCATGCCCGAGAAGCAGATCGAGACCGCCGAGATGCTCATGGCCAGCGGCGCCACCACGACGGCGGCCGCAACGCGGGCCACGAACAAGGACAAGGCGAAGAAGTCGGTCGAGAAAGGGGTGGCCCCGAAGAAGCTCGAGCGGCGCGCGCTGACGGAGCTGGTTCTCGCGGCCGCTCGCCAGGCGAAGACGAACCTGCGCATGGGGGCGTTCGAGGCCGGGCTTCGTATCGCCGGGGGGCTCGGTGGCGAGATCCCCGACGAGTTCAAGCCGCTGCTCGCCGAGGTCACGACGTCGAAGAAGAAGGCGCCGAAGAAGTGAGCGACGGACCCTACCCCGTGCTCGTCGAGACCGGCGAGGCGACCGGCCGGCGTCGGTACCGCTCCGAACCGAAGGGCCGGAGCTTCGGCGCGATGCTCGTCGCTATCCAGTACGCGCAGGGGTATTGGGAGCTTTCGGAGAAGGACCCGCTCCGGCCCACGTTCGCGCTCTTCACGTGCTCGCGCGCGGCTGCGAGCGCCTTCCTGGCGAACGTGCGGGCGGGCCGGAAGCTCCGGGCGATGGGGATGGGGTCGTCCTCTCGCAGCGAGGGTCACCCGCTCGTCTTCCTGAAGAGCGCCGGCTACGAGTTCGCCGTCCAGCACGTCACCGTCGAGCACGCGGGCGAGCCGCAGCCGATGGCGTTGATCGAAGCCTTCCTCCGGCCGCTCTTCGAGTTCAAGCCGGGCATGAGCAGCGACGAGATCGTGTTCGTGCTCTCCCTCCCGGCGGAGCGACTTGAGGAAGAGGCAGCGCGCTTCAACACGCCTGCGAACCTGCGAGCGCTCGAACGGCTGATCGCGCTCTACCAGCGGCCGGAGAAAGACAGCCGCGACGACTACACCTTCGCGGTGAACCCGTTCACGGTCGACCGCCGCACCATCATCGCGGAGAGCGTGCGGTTCGCCGCCTCGCTGAACGAGCGGAGCGAGCTACCGATCCCCCCGGACCCGATGTTCTGCACGCGGCTTCTCCTCGCTGCGCTTCGGGGAGGACAGGTGAAGCGGAGCCAGCGCAAGCGGTGGGGCTTCTCCCTCACCGATCACGACGTCCACTTCGCCGAGACGGGGATGGGGCTCGCGCGCCGTGCGCCGGGGCTCGCCTTCAAGATGTCTCAGACCGACGTCGCGGAATGGCTCGCGCGCGAAGTGATGGCGCACGAGAAGTTTTGACAGACTGCGCGCGCGTTCTTATCTTCGCGCTCTTCACCTTTACAGGGAGAGCGCGACATGGCGAGACCGGAGAGCACTGCACTGGGGGGCTTCTACCCCGCACCACCCGAGCTTTACCGCGCGCTCGCGTCCACCGTGCGCGTGAGCATGAAGGCCGGCGAGAAGCTCTTCGTAGCGGACCCGTGCGCGGGCACCGGCGATGCCGTCGTCGGTCTCGCTCGCGAGTGGATCCAGATGGCCGGCATGCTCTCCGGCCCGAAGGACAGTCGCGAAGCCCAATGGGGCCAGCACGCGAAGGTGTTCGCCTGCGAGATGGAAGAGACCCGCGGGCACAGCCTTCGGAACGCGCTCTACAGCGGGCAGTTCTCGGGCTTCTCGCACGAGATCGCGCACGGCGACTCGTTCCTCTTGGCCAACAGCCCGAACGAGGGCGTCCACATCCTCTGGCACAACTGCCCGTACGACTTCGATCGCCAGTACCGCCGGCTCGAAGAGCGCTGGCTTCGCCGCTTCGCCCCGCTCGTGACGGTGGGGGGCGCGATCCTTCACTTCGTGCCGTTCTACACGCTCGCCGACAGCGCGGACACCATCGCACGGCACTTCGAGGACGTGGCGTGCTGGCGTGTCCCCGCGCCCCACTTCGAGGCCTTCAAGCAGGTCGTGCTCGTCGGCCGGCGCCGGATGACCTTGGCGACGCCGGAGCCGTCGATCGCTGCTCAGGTGCGCGCGTGGAGCGCGGACGCCGCCAGCATCCCGGAGCTTCCCGTGAAGGGCCTTCACCGGGCACACCTCACCGTGAAGGTGACGGAGACCGCGGCCCCTTCGTGGAAGATGGGTGAGGTCGACTTGCTCTCCATCCTCGCCGCCTACCAGCCGTGGACGATCACCGATCGCGCCGGGCAGCGGCAAGCCGTCGCGAACGTGGAGCCCGAAGACCCGTACACGGAGATCATGGCCCCGCGGCTGCGTCTGGCGTGCCCACCACGGCCGGCGCACATCGCCATGGCCGCCGGTGCGGGCATCCTCTCTGGGGCGCGCCTCACCCCCGACGCGGGCCAGCGCGGACCGGAGCTTCTCCTGAAGGGCGTTCACCGGCGCACGTTCCGGCACCTCCGGTGGAAGGAAGCGAAGGGGGAGCGCGTCGCGGAAGAGCGGCAACACCATCCCGAGCTTCAACTGTCGATCTTGGACCTCTCGCGGGGTCGGTATCACCGGCTTGTGTCCAGCGTGGAGCCGTCCGGTCACGAGGATCCCGCGCAGTGGTCCGTGGGCGATCTCCTCGCGCGCTACAGCGGCAGCATGCTCGATGCCCTTCGCGCGCGGTGCGAGCTTCTCTACGACCCGACGCGCGAGGAGGACAAGGATCGGCTGCTCTTCCCCGTGTCGCCGGATCCGCTCCTCGGCGGACAGGAGGACGGTGTTCGCGCGCTTCTACGGCTACTCGAGGAACCGGACCGGGCGGCCGTGTTGCTCGGACAGATCGGTGTCGGCAAGACCCGGATGAGCTTGCTCGCCGCGTACTACTACCTCGGGGGCGTCGGGAAGGTCCTCGTGCTCTGTCCGACGTCGCTTTTGCCCGAGTGGAAGAGCGAGGTGGCGAAGGTGCTCCCGGACGCGCGCGTGACGTTCCTGGAGAGCGTGAACGACATCGACGCCTTCGCCGAGATGCGCGCGGAGGGCATGGAGATCGCCGTGCTCTCGAAGGAGCCCGCGAAGCTCGGCCATGCGTGGGAGGGCGTCGCACGGTGCGGGGCGTGCGGTGCTCTCCAGGCGGAGAGCCGCGAGAAGCTCGCCGAGCAACGGCTGTCGTGCGGCACCACGATCACGACCCCCGCGAACGGGCCGGCGCGCATCTTGGCTCGCCTGACGGTGCTCGGCGGCAAGCTCGACGACGCGCAGCTTCGAGACGCATGCCGGCGCGTGGGCGGTCGCATCCTCCGGCGCGCGTGGCGACGGGAGGACGCCGACTGGCGCGACCTTGCAGGCGTGGTGCGGGGCATCGTGAAGCCTCTCCGGCGTCTTGTGGAGAAGACCACGAAGTACGACGAGCGCGGGACCACCCTCCGGCTCGCATACTGGAACGTGCTGCACGCGCTCGGCGATGACGCCTTGATCGTGCGCGAGGCGATGCGGCTCTTCCGTTCGACGCTCGAAAGCCGGAGCGCCGGCTACGGGGGCGGTGACGATGCGGGCGTGCGTGACGTCGCCGCAAAGACGCTGCTCTTGCTGCCGCCGTCGTCGCCCCTCATCGCGTCCACGCTCGGCGAGATGCGCCGCTACGAGGGGCACGACGCCTGGAACAAGCCTCACCGGCTGTTCAACGGGAGCGAGATCCTCACCGCGAACAAGCTCCGCCGAGATGGGAAGTGGAAAGCCGAGTGGAAGAACGGCGACCCCTTCCCGTACGACCTCCGCGGCTTCGGCTGCGACGGCGACGAGCCTCTCTTGGATGGCAGGAAGCGCGGCTCGGACGACGCCCTGAAGTTCGCGATCGAGCGGCTCGCCACGGTCGCTGCGTGGGAGGAAGAGACGTGCGGAGAGTTGCTCTACCAGGCGGTCCCAAACCCACGGCGCGTGTCCCTTGCGAAGTACATCCTGAAGCGAGCACCCCACCTGTTCGACTTCATGATCATCGACGAATTCCATAAGTTCCAGAACGGCGACAGCGCACAAAGCCGCGCGGCATCAAGGCTCTTGAGCCTTCGATCGCGCCGCAAAATCCCCGTAATCGCCCTCACCGGATCGGTGATGAACGGCTACGCGCGCACGCTCTTCGTGCTGCTCTGGCACTTGTCGAGCCGCTTCCGTCAGGAGTTCGAGCACGGCGACGTTGGCGAGTTCGAGCGGCGCTACGGCTTCCTCGTGCAGGTTGTCGAGCAAGTCGACGAGAACAAGAAGCGCGTCGTCTTCGGGACGCACAGCGACCGCGTGACGACCCGCGAGCGCACGACTGGCGCGGCCCCTGGCGTGCTCCCCACCGCGGTCATGCGCTTCTTGCTGCCGATCTCCGTGGTCGTGCAGCTCGCGGACCTTGAGATCGCGCTCCCGCCCGTTCACGAGCGCCTCGTGTCGTGCGCGCCGAGCGAGCCCATGAAGAAGGCCGCCGACCTCATGCAGCGGAAAATCTGCGAGGCGATCGGGAAAGACCGCTTCAAGGCAGGGCGAGCGGGCAAGCTCTTCGGGGCGCTCGGACACCTCCCCCGGTACTACGACCACGCGACGGCGGACCTCGGCAACACCGCAGGCGGAGACTGGACGATCGCCTACCCCGAAGACACGGACATGGCCGGTGAGTCGCACGTGCTGCACGTCGAGCCCGGCATGGACCCGAAGGTGCTCCTCCCCAAGGAAGAGGCTCTCGTGCGCGAGGTCCGTGCCGCTCTGGAGCGCGGTCGCAACGTGGTGGTCGCGACGGTGCGCACGGCGCTCGGACAGCGGCTCGCGCGCATCCTGAAGGCGACCGGCGTCACCATCGCGCATCTCGACGCGAAGAAGGTGTCGGCCAAGAACCGCCGTGAATGGGTGATCGACGCCAAGGAGAACGGCGCGCGGATCCTCGTGTGCAACCCGGCCGCCCTGCCCGAGGGCCTCAACGTCTTGGTGGGGCACTTCTCGACGGTCTGCATCTACGATGATCCGAACAACGATCCGACATTGCTCCGGCAGTTCCGCGGCCGCTTCGTCCGCATCGGCCAGACGGAAGAGGTGGACTTCCTGATCTTCGTCTACGGCGGCACCATCCAGGCCGACGCGAACGACCTCTTGCAGAAGAAGCGCGTCGTCGCCGAAGCAACGGACGGGATCGACGCGAGCGCCGCCTTCGAGGTGGCCGGCGTCGGCGAGTCGGCCGCCTTCGAGACCGACCTTGGCCGCGCGCTCTACAACCGCCTCACCGACGGGTGAACCATCCCCGTGTTGCAGCACTGTCCAGCGCACCTATGGTGCGGGGGATCCCATGACCACCGCGAACACCACCACCGAGAAGATCGTCAGCGCACTCCAACAGCACGGAGGCAGCGTGTCCGCGGCCGCGACCGAGCTGAACGTCTCGCGGCAGGCCATCTACCACCATATCGAAACGAACCCGGTGATCGCGGCGGCCCTCGAGAAGACCCGCGCGGACATCGCACGCAAGCGCAAGCCGCTCGCGCGGGTGCTCCGCAAGGTGAGCTTCCTGGACGGCGAGGTCGCCAGGTACGCGACCGAGAAGAGCCTTTCCACGCGAGCCGCTGCGCGCGAGCTGGTGATCGAGAAGCTCACGACCATCACCGGCCGGAGCGAGCGCGACGTGATGACGGAGATCCGCGGGTCGACCGCGCTGTCGCAGGCGTTCGAGGACTTGCTCCCCCCGATCGGTAGCGGACGCTCCGAGGACCCGCGCGAGACGATGAACACGAGCCTCACCGCGAAACAGCTCGCGTGGATCCGGTCGCAACCGGACGGGACGGTCGCGAAGCTCCTCGCCGCGGCCGAGACCTTCCCCGAGGCCTCCGACACTACCGAGCCGAAGACGCAGACCACCTTTTCCGTGAGGGCGGTGGACGCGGCACGGCTGCGCGTGGACGCCGCCAAGCGGGGCGAGACCACGCAGACGTTGATCCGCCAGGTGATCGAGGTCGCGCGCAGGCAAGCTGTGGCGGCCCGTGCTGCCCGCTGACGTCGACTCGCTCGGACGGTGGCCCGGCTCGAAGCGCTGGCTCCCCGTCCTCTACTCCGAACGGATCCCATCACCATCGCCGAGGGGGCGCGCATTCGACGTCTTCACGGGGGCCGGCGCGCTCGCGATCCACTGGCTGAAGGAGGGGCGCCGCGTTGTGATGGCCGACGCGAACCCACGACTGATCGGCTGCTACCGGGCGATCCGGGACCATTCAGTCCCGTTCGTGGACGCGATGCGGAGTCTCGAGGCGCGCTACCGTGGCGCCGAGCAAGGGGGCGAGGATGCCGCCAAGGCGTGCTTCGAGGCGCTGCGGAGCGAGATGAACGCGAGCGAGCCACGGTCCATCGACAAGGACGACGAGCATGTCACCATCACGTTCGACGCGGACGACGACCTCAACAAGGAGATCGTCGAGCGTGCCACGGAGCTTCTGAAGGCTGGCCCGTGGACGATCGGTGACCTCGTGCGGGCGCTGAACGGGACGAGCGAGTAGCGGAGGGAGGAAGAGCCAGCCGGCGGGGGAGCGCGAAGCTCAAGGCTGGTTCGAGGCGGGACAGCAGAGACCGGCACCATCGCAGGTGCCATCACCACAGGGGGTGCCCGCCGGCGCGGGAGGCTGGCCGGGAGCGTCGAGCACGCACGTTGGGGTGAGCGCGCAGGCCGGCTCCGGGTTGGAAGGCGTGCAGAGGCAGAAGAGCGCCAGCGCGAAGGTGATGAAGCGACTCATGGATCTCCTGTGGTTCGTGACTACGTGAACGGCATGACCAACAACCTCTATGCCTCGTTCGAAGACCTCAAAGGTCGCCTGCCGATGACGACCATCACGTCGTGCCTCGATTGGAATCGGGACAGCGTCCCCGACGAGGCAGCTTTCTTGTCGGCCGTCGCGGAGCCGACGATGATCGCTCTCGAGATCCGCATGAAAGGCCTGAGGGCCATGCCTCCGCCTCACGTGCTGCGAGAGATCGCGCTCGACTGGTACATGTGGACGATGTCCGTCATGTGGCCCACGCACATGCAGTGCGACTCCAACGCGTTGTGGGCGAAGGCGCTGGACGACATTCGCGAGCTCTACAAGTCGCAGATCGACGACTAGCCTACGCGCTTCAGCGCGCCCGCCCGCGCGGCGTCCATCTCCTCGAGAGCGGGCACGGGCGCCTGGTTCAGCTCGGGCGCCTGCTTCATCGCTTCTTCGATGAGCTTCCCGCCAAGCTCGAACAGCGGATCGAGCACGGTCAGAAGCTCGATCACGCCCTTCACGGCGTTCGCGGGGATCACTTCGACACCTCGTGGATGGCGTTCACGAGCGCCGTGACGCCTTCTGCCATTCGAAGCATCACCGGGCCCAGCAATCTCGGGTCACCACCCGAGCGCACCGCCAGCACGACGGCGCCCGCCGACATCCAGGCCGCGCGCGTGGTGAGGTAAACCGTTCGCGCCGGCAGACAGACCTTGTCCGCGGCCGCGATGTCGTCGGGCGTCTTGGCCGCCTGGTAGGCGGGGACACACCGCTCGTCGATGCTCTCGTGCGCGACGGTGAGGAACGACCGCGTGTCGTTCACGGCGATGGTGGCATTCGCCAGCGGTGCGCCGCACCCCGAGAGGAAGATGGCGAGGAGCACCGTCACGCACAGGGCGCGAGCCGAAAGAATGGTCATGGGAGGGGAGTCGTTCATGGGGTCTCCAAAAATCAGCAGCACGGGGGCCAGCGGAGGGATGACCGGCCCCCGTGCTGCTGAAGCTCTACTGCCAGGCGCAGACCTCGGGGGCGCATGCCTCCGAGCAGCCGTCCAGGCTTGTGGTGTTGCCGTCATCGCAGGCCTCGGTGCCCGCCACGATGCCATCGCCGCACGTGGTGAGGCACTCGCTCGGTGCGCCCGCGCACGTCCAGCCGGTCTCCACGGCGCACGCGGCCGAACACCCGTCGCCGCCGGCCGTGTTGCCGTCGTCGCAGGCCTCCGAGCCTTCGATGGTGCCGTCCCCGCAGATCGTCGCCGCGCCACACGCGATGTCGAGCACGGCACCGGGGTACACGCTCACATGCGCGTCAGCGTACTGCGCGAGCACGCACGCGCCCGACGCCGGGCACCCTTGCACGAGGGCCGTGACGTCGAAGCTCTCCGTGTGGAGCGACGTCGCCGTGAGGGTGCGGGAGGGGCCCGTCGCGGTGCGATCGGTGCCGTCCCCCTTCGCACCGGGGACCGTCCACGCCTCGGGGCCGGAGCGCCACCACGACGCCACAGACGCCGTCACGCACGATCCCGCGAGCCCCATCGGAGGGGTCGCCACGGGCCGGAGGATGCGCCGGATCGAGACGGTGCGCCCCGCAGCCCCTTCCATCGCCTGGTAGGTGAGCGACGCGCTGGCGACCGTGCAGGCAGGCGCGGGGAACGCCCATACCACCGTCGCCGTCGGTTCGTTGCAACGTGCCGCCGCATCCGTGTAGTCGACGTTGCACTCGCACCACGTGCTGATGCTTGGGTTGTTGCAGTACGAGCCGTCCGAAGGCCCGTAGCCGGCCGCGTAGGCGATCGAGTAGAAGGCCGACGCCGACAGGGTCAGTGCGCTTGCAGCTTCACTGACGTGCTCGGGCGAGTCGTGGGAAGCGCATTCCTCCGCGCAGCCCGAAGCGACCTCGCCGTTACAGAAGCAGTCCGGCGAGGTGCCGCCGCATGAAGCAGCGATCAGCAGTCCGCCCATGATGGGGAAGAGGAGAATGGGTTTCATCGAAGTCCTGGGTTGGAGACGGCGCACAGCGTCGCCGTGCTGTTGCAAATGGAGACGCAGTTCGGGTGGTCACTGCCCTGGCAGTCGTCCACGCACGCCGAGGCGCTCGTGTACTTGTCCGTCGCGGCAGCGCCGCCGCCAGCGCCGTTCGTGTCGGTCGTCTCGGTGGCGCACGCGGCCACGAAGACCGGCGCGAAGAACAGCAGCACCGCAATGACGAGCGCGCGCCTCACGAGGCACCCGGCAGGGCAATGCCGCGCGCGGTCGCACGATCCGCTGCTTCGATGAGGAAGCTCTTCACGATCGCGATGTCGGCACCGACCGCCGCTTCGCGCGCCGCGTCCCGTACGCGCGTCATCACGAGGGACCACGGGTCGGACCCGCGCCCCGCGTGATCGAAGAGGTGTTCCGCGAGGTCGCCGAGAGCGGGCGAGTCGTCGGCGATCGTCCAGCCGAGCGCGTCGCACGCGGCGAGGAAGGTTTCTTTGGCTGCCATGGTGTTCTTTCAGGGGAGGACGTGAACGAAGCGCGACGTGATCACGAGCCGTGTCGCAGGGCTGTCCGTCACGTAGTACTCGAGCACCGTGCGAGTGTTCGCCGTCTGGTCAATCGCGTATTGCTCAGGGTTCACGCCGCCGTTGAGCGCCATGATCTCCGCGCTGTACTCGATGCCAGAACCGTTGATCGGCAAAGTGACCACCTTGCCGCTCGCTCCCTGAATGACGTCCAGGAAGCCGTGCATGCCGGGGGTCGCGCCCGAGATCGTGACGGTCGTGCTCTCCGTCGTCGTGTGCCGGATGTTGCAGCACGTGGCGAGCGGGAAGGTGACCGCCCCGGACGAGCTGGTGACGACGTGGGGGACGAAGATCGCGCGGCCCTTGCCGCTGCCGTCGATGAAGAAGCGCTCGACGCCGCCGGACCCGCCGCTGTCCGCGCCCGTCTCGAGGACGATGCCCTTCGTGTTGTAGCTCTTGATCCGCATCCAGTTCGAACCGTTCTGGTCGAACCCTCCGCGGTTGGCGGACACGTCGTAGCGGAAGCCCGTGGTGCTCGTGCTCCGGATCACGAAGCAGTCGGCGACGACGCACGTCCCGAAGTTCGGGTCGTTGTTGTCGAAGTAGGTCGCGGTGTTCGCCGGCACGCCGCTCCCCGTGCCGTAGTACACGACGAGCTTGCCGCGGCTCGCGCTCTGCGGTTCGAGCCGCATGCCCATCTGGATGATGGTGCCGCTGCCGTACGCCCGGAAACCGAGCTGCCCCGTGTACTGCGTGCCGCTGTTCGTGTCGTTCGCGATCACGAGCGCGCTGGTCTGCGTCGTCGTGATGTTGTCCTTGTTGATGGTGACGGCGTCCGAGAAGACGGACGTCTGGGTCACCGCGAAGGCGCCGGGGACGGTGACGGTGATGCCCGTCTTTCCAACGGTGACCGCCGTCGCCGTGCTCGTTCCGAAGAGGGCAGTGCCCGATGTCGAGCGATCGAAGCGGCCGTCTGTGGTGACGTTTGCACCCGAAACGGTGCCGACCACGACCCAGTTGCCGGCGCCGGTGAGGTAGGCGTTCTTCGCGAGGGCGCCGCCTCCCGTGCGCGTCCACAGCCCGAGCTCGCTCACCTCGCCGCCGGCCGTTGCCGTGGTGAGGATCCACGACAGGTAGCCGGCTACGGGGAAGCCGCCGGAAGCATCCTGCGCTTCGAAGGTGAGCAGGCCGCCGCTGTTGGCCGCCGCGGTGCCGTTCACCGCGCGCCGGAACGTGCAGACGTTGATCGCGCTGTTCGTACTGTTGTCGGTCCGCCGGAAGTCGCACGGCTCGGTCGACGTTGATCCGAAGACCACCGTCGTGCTGATGGCGTTGACGTTCACCTCCGCGGAGAGGCCCGACACGGCCCCCACCGTCAGGAAGGGGGCATCACTCGGCGCTGGCTGCGTCGCACCGATCGAGACGGCGCCCGACGTCGCGTAGAGGTAGCCGGTAGCAAGTCCCGAGAGGGTGAGATTCGCGACGGTGAGGAGGCCCGTCCCCGAGAGGGTAAGCTTCGTCGCAAGGCCATCGCCAGCAAGCCGAAGCTGGATGATGTACTCCGACACGGCGGAGAGCGATCCAGCGTCGACCCAGCGGTAGCCGTGTCGGCCGATGTCGACGTTGAAGCCGTCCGCGTTCTCGGCCTTGTAGAGGTGGCCGACGCCGAAGTTTGTCGTCGCCGTGCTCGACGTCGTCGCCGAGCTGGTGAGCACGTCGACCATGGTGTTCGTGACCGTGTCCGCTCGGGTGACCGAGAGCGGCACCACCGTGCTCGACGCGAACGCCACGGTGCTCGTCACCGCGGTGATGTCGACCTCTGCGGAGAGGCCCGACACGGCACCCACGGTGAGGTACGGCGCGTCCGATGGCGCACCCGAGCCGCCAGCCGCCCACGTGATGTTGCCGCTGTTGTCGACGGCGAGGATGCCCGTACCGTTGCCGCCGAGCTGCGGAACCTGCCACGTGGTCCCCGAGAGGAGGAAGGCATCCGCGAGCGCCGCGCCCGCCGTGCGAAGCTGGATCACGACTTGGGAGTCTTCGCTGGCTCCGGTGATGTCCGTGAAGATGAACGCGAGCCGTCCAGCGTCTTTGTTCGCTGCACGGTAGAGGCACGCCACGCCGAAGTTGTTCGCGGCCGTCGTCGAGCTGGACGACTCGACCCGCATCGCGTCGACCGCGGTGTTCGTCGTCGCTTGCTGCCGAACGAACGAGCAGGGGATGGTCGACGTGCTCGTGAAGTCCACGGTGGTCGTGATCGACGTCCACACGGTGGCGAGCGGGAGCGACACGTTCGCTTCCTTGATCAGGTACTTCGCACCGACGGGAGCCCCACCGGCGAGCGCGCCGTCGAAGGTGCGCAGGTTCGTCTTCTGGTCTCCCACCCACTGGCGCTGCGCGCCCCCGAACTCGTCTTCTTCGCCGTACGCGAGGTCGTGGACGCCGTTGTTCGAGAGGATCTCGACCCCGAGCTTCTGCGAGTAGGTGGTGGCGTTTACGAGCAGCCGGAACTCGAATTTGCCCCACTGTCCGGCATCGATGTCGGCCGTGCTCGGAAGGTCGAAGTCCGGTGGCGTGGTGCCCGTGATGGGGTCGGCCGCGTAGACGTAGATGCCTGTTGCGTTCGTGGTCCACCCGGCTGGGCAGGCGAAGCCGTCGGGGAACTCGGCGATCATCCAAACGGCCGAGCGCCACCCGGCGTAGCTGGACGCCGAGAGAGAGACGGTCTTCTCCGCCAGATTGACGGGAGTGTCCGAGACACTAGTCGTGTGGACCGCGCCGCCGTCGAGCCGGAACCTCAGAATTGCACTAGCCATGAAGACCTCAAGTCAGAGAGGTGAAAGCGCGATGCGGGGGACTTCGCTGGACACGCGCCCAGTATCGACAATGGTGTCGACCGTGCGCATGAAGAGGGCGCAAACGTCACGCACGTATGCGATTGTGCTTCAATTTTACGCAAGCTCGTGCTGTACACGCGGCACTTCCAATAGGAGACAACGTTATGCGAACCATCTTGGCGTTCTTGTGCTTCATGACCGTGGCTGGCTGTTACCAGCCGCAAGTCTACATCCCATTCTTCGCTCACTGCGGTGGGGGCGGGACCGGCGGCGAAGGGGGGACAGCGCCCGGCGGTGGTGACACGGGGGGAATGCTCGGCCTCGCTCCGGACTGCTCCGATCCGCTCCTCGGGTATGACCCCGCGAGCAATCCGTTCGGCCCACTGGTCCCGCTCCCTGTGGAGATCGACGGCATCGTGGCCAGTGTCCTGCCGCCCTTCAGCACGCCCACGGCGTGCGAAACCGTGATCGTCGGCCTCGCTGTTGGCCCCGCGCCGTGCGAGGTGCCGAGCGCGATCGACGTGGTGACGTTCGACACCCTGTTGCCGCTGATCCCTGATGGGGTGGCGGGCATCACCACCGTGCCGGTCTCTGGACCGCTCTTCCCCACGTCCGACCCCGCGATTTTCGAGGTCCGATTGCCTGTCCACTCCGAGCACACGCCCGAGCTTTACCCGTTCGTCGGAGCCATCGTGCGGGAGAATTTCTGTCCGGCGGTGATGCCGTCGTGCGACCCGGCCCGAGCGATGCGGTACCGGCCGGTGCCGGAAGGGAAGGGGTGGCACTTGCTCTCCGAGGATCTCCCCGACGAGCCGGGCACGGACGGGGCTCTGTACTTCGGGCTCGCCGACTGCGGAGGTCTGTGATGCGACTCATGCTCGTGCTGGTGTTCGCTGGGCTGGCTGGGTGTACGGTTCCGCAGGAATGCGAGGGGAAGCCGACGCTGGTGACGTGCGAGGGGGCTTGCACGTGCGAACAGCCGAAGGACTGGTGTCAAAAACGCTTCGGGGGGATGTGCTGCATCCCGGGCGAGAGCGGTAGCGCCGGTGTCGCCATCGGATGGTGTTCATCCGGCGTCTGCGTACCGCAAGTTTGCGCGCTTACCTCCCCGTGATCGTTGTCGTCGTTCCGGTCAACTCGATGTCGAGTTCTGCCATCGACGTGTCACCCGTCGAGTTGACCGGGAACGTGACGAGCACGCCATAGCGATACGTCCTGTCGATGGTGGCGTTTGCGGTGACGACGAACGTCGTTGTTTCGGTCGTGACCCAGTTGGGCGCCGTGCCGTCGTGAACGTCCGTCGCGATGGCGGACATGTTCGAGGTCGCGCCGGTGAGACTGCCCTGCCATCGAATCAGCCGGTATGTCGGCGTGGCCGTGATCGCTTCGGACGTGAGTCCCTGGCACTTCACGCTGACGCTCACCGCAGTAGCGCCATCTGGTGGAGTCTCGATCTCGATGATCGCCTTCTGAGTGATGGACGAAATACTCCCATTCAGAAGGATGGTTGGCGTGCTCGTGTAGACGCTCGAGAAGGCATCGCCGATTGCGGCCGCAAGGCTCGCGTTATAGGTCGTCGCTGCCACCCGATACCCGCGCCGCGTCCACGAGCGGGCCGGTGACAGCGTGACGTCGAGCCCTTCGGCGAGCGTCATCGACGTCCCCCGGAAGACCCACGTCCCATCCCAGTCGCCATCGGCGCCCGCTTCTGCGGTGAGGGTCATGCCGTCTTTGAGCGTGATCGACGACGTGTCGCCGCTCACCTCGATCGTGCCGGTGAGCGCTGAGCCCGCGGTGAACCGCAACTCCGACGTCGACAGCAGTTGAATGAGGCCGGCGAACGGGTTGGTGGTGCCGGCCTCGATCACGAGGCTGCCAGGGCCGCCGCTGGCCTTGATCGTCAACGTGCCACGCACGAGCGTGCTGCCGGTCAGGTTGGCCGTCGCCCCGCTCGCCAGGGTGAACGTGGAGCCCGAGAGGAAGGTGGCGTTGGAGCCGCTCTCCCACTGCCCGGTGCCGCCCGACTTGAAGGTGGCCGAGCCGTACACGTCGAGCGCACCGCCCGCGTTCACCTGCACGACGGCGCCGCTCTCCACCTCGATCGTGGCGATGTTGGACGCCACCTTCATCAGGATGTCGCCGCCCGAGCCGTCGAGCCGCATCAGGCCACCGTTGGCCACGCGGATCTCGCCGGTGCTCTGGACGGTGAGCCGCGCGCTCGCTGCGATCTGATGTCCGGTCCCCGTGAGGGAGAAGCCGGACCCACCCACCACGATGAAGCTGGACGGCGCCCACGTGCCGCCCTCGTCGCCGTTGATGGCCTTGAAAATTTGCCGGATGGTCGACTGCCACTCGGCAGACGGCACGACGTAACCGAAGGGGACGGTGCCGAGCGGCGTGCCGGCGGGATAGGTGAAGTGGCCCATAGGTCCTTACGGGACGGTGATGACGTCCATCGGGTTGAAGTCGAGCGCCCCGAGCACGGGGTCATCCAGCGTCCACGGTCCCGCCTGCCCCGCCGCGCTCTCCGGGGAGATCGACCACGTGGTGATCCCCGTCACGGTCTTGGCCATGAGCACGTGCGTCTTGCGGCGCTTTTCCGCGTCCAGCGCAGCCGCCTCGGTGAGCACCACGAAGATGTGCCGTTGCGCGCTCCCCCACGCCGGGAAGGGCATCGCCACGGCCAGCGATCCGCTGTCGTGCGCGTTGTTCAGCACCGCCTCGAAAAGGAGGGTGTCGCCATCGGTCGCAAGTGCCGTGATGGTGACCGTCTCGGCGAGTCCAAGGTTGTCGACCCCCACCACGATCTGGTCACCCACGAGCAGCGTGTGCGATCCGTCCGTCGTCGTGGGCGCGAGCGGCACGTAGGCCACGTACTGCGCCGCCCCGAGGCCCGTCGAGATGCTGTTTGGCAGCTCCACGAGCTTGCGGGGGATGTCGGCCTCCGCAAGAAGCTGCGGGTCGTCCCCGAGGTCCGCCGGCCAGATGTCGACCTCGCTCGCCGGGTCGGGCACGTGGATCCCGATGAAGTCGTCGCCGAGCAGATCGGCAAGCGCCTGTTCGAGCGCGGGACGCCGGCTGCCGAGCGCGGCCTTGCCGGCTGCGAGGAGCGCCGCTTGCCGCTGCGCGATGGTGTCCTCCGGCCCTGAACTGAGACCGAACTCCTCCTCCAACGCCGCGAGAAGCTCGTACGCCCCGACGGCGAGCCGCTCTTCGTTGAGCTGGCGCTGCCGCACCTGAACGCGCGCGAGCACCGTCGCCAGCGCGAACGCGAAGCAGTCCACCCACGACCCCACCTCGGTGGACAGATCGCCAGGCTCGCCCGTGGAGAGCAACCGCACGATCGTCTCGTGGAGCATCTCCGCGCTGGGCTTCTCGCCGCTCAGGAGAAGCAGGCCGCCGGAAGTGAAGAGGGAGGGCTGCACTTATCCGATCCAGAGCACGAAGTTCGCGTTCGCGTTGCTGCCCGCTTCGTCGTGAATGCGCACGATCACGCTGGTCCCATCGATCGTGCCGTAGCCGCGCTCGAAGCCGTCCGTCATCTCGACGATGGGCTTGCGCGCCAGCGCGGGGAGGAGCCCCGCGTCCCACGACACCGTGACGGTGCCGGTCGGGCCGGGGGTGACGGTGAAGCTCTCCTCGGTGAGCCACGTCTCGCTCGCCATCGCCGCGGCATGGATGACGCTCCACTCGCTCAGGCCGCTATCCCACTCGATCCACAAGCCGCAGACCCACCCCACGCGGTTGAGTCCGGCGAGGTTGCGCGCCGTCTCGCAGTAGAGGCCGGCGTACGGGTCGCGCCCCTTCTTCGGAGGGCTCCCCACGCGGTCTTGGAAGTCCGCTCCTCCGAGGTCGGCGAGGTCCGGGCGGTGCGGACCGCCATCGGCGATCTCGAGCTCGTAGGTGTACTTGTTATCGGGCGCGCCCATGGTGCCTCACGTCTGCTTGAAGATGCCGAGATCGGCGAGTTGGAGGAGGTACACGCTCACGCCGGGCGTCCCCACCGTGGTGGCGAACGGCACGGCCGGCAGGAGCACCTCGCTGTCCGAGATGGCCCCGCCGAGCTTCGCCGCGTTCACCAGGCCCTCGTTCGTCACGGTGCTGGGCCACGCATCAGGGGAGAACGGCCAACGCCGCCTGCGGCCTCCAGGGTCGGGCAGCGAGGCGAATTGCTCGCCGGGGCCGAGCGTGCGCGTGTAGTCGACGATCGGAGCGACGAGCCGCTGCATGCTCGACGAGAAGGGCGAGAGGAGCGCGTTCTCCGAGGGGACGAACACCTCCGACGCGCCGAGCGTCGTCGAGAAAGTCAGATCCCAGCTTCGATCGGCCACCACCTCGGTGACCGTCGCGATGCGTTTGCGGCGGAAGCGGCGCGCGGTGAGGTCGTAGAGCGCGACGGTCTGCCCCACCTGGGGAGCGGTCGTGTCGGTCCCCGTGGTGGCGCGCAGCGCGTACGAAGACGGCGTCACCCCCGCGTCCACCACGACCGGATCGCCGGGGATGTACTCCGGCCAGGGAACGAGGTCCGTGAAGCCGCGCGCCGCGTTCAGCCAAGTCACGCCGATCGCGATCGTGAAGTTCTGCGGCAACACGATCGGAACCGTGATCGAGTAGTCGGTGGGGAAGCTCGCACGGAGGTTCGTTTCGACGAGCCCGATCTGCGTGCTGTTCGGGATGCGCGTGATCGACGAATCGGGCCGCAGGATGAACGGGACGCTCGTCGCTCCGGGGCCAAACCACGCGGGAATCGCGAAGGCCTTCTGGACAGGGACGCCGCCGGTCTTCTGCGCCTTCTGGACGATCTCCGCGCTGTTGCCGGCGGCCGGAGGCTCGCTCTGCGCTTCGATGACGCGGTCTTGCAGTTCGGGGTCCGTCTCCGCCTCTCGGCCGCCCGTGAGGCCCACCAAGACGCCCGTGCCGTCGTTCTGCGCAAGCACGAGCCCGCCTTGCGAGCAGCCCGCCGGCGGAGAGTCGAAGACGAGCGGCTCGTCCGCATCCAGGTTGGTACTCGCCCCCGTCGAGATGCCCTGAATCGGGATGGGGTCGCCGTCGTAATACGTGGCGGAGACTACCACCTGATACCGGGTGCTCGACGCACGGTGAAGCACCACCGTGCCTTGCAGGATGGAGGCGCCGCCTGCGGCGATCTTCGTGGCTTCGAAGTAGCCGCTGCCGCCCGTTGCCGGGAGACGGATCGTGCCGTCATCGTTCGGGAGGAGCCTCTCGCGCGCGTAGGCCTCGAGCCGGTCCCCCGTCATGCCGCGCACGATGAAGCTGCGCGCGATGGTGTTGTGGTTGTAGTAGAACGGTAGTGTCACCGTCGCCGTGGCGAGCGAGGCCTTGTGGGGCAACGTGCCCTCGCTCACGTCGATGATGCGCGGAGGATTGGCCGCTTCGCCGCGCACCTGCCACGCGTCGCGGAAGTCCGCGGCGATGTCGTCCAGCTCCGGCAGGATGATATCGATCTCGGCCATCAGAGGTTCACCTTGTATTTGCTGTTCGCCTTCGCGGCCGGATCACGCGTGTTGAAGAACTGTACGTAGACCGTCGCCCCACCGTTCGCGCGAGGTGTCGCCCGCACCACGATGTCCTTGATGTCCCCGTTCGCGATGAGCTTCACCCAGCGCGCGCGGACGATCTCTTCCGCGCGCCTCGTCATGTCGTCTTCGTCCGAGACGGGAAGCTCTTTCCAAAGCGGGTTCGCCGGCCCGATGAGCATCAGCGCGAGGTGATCCACGTTGTGGATCACGACGTACCGACCGTTCTCGTCGAGCGGGAAGTCCATCACAGACAAGTCGAGGTAGAGGCCCGTCGGCACGCGCGCAGCGTTCGCCGCTTCGCTCCCCGTCGGAGGGTTGTTGCCGGCGCCGTAGTAGCCCGCGCCAGAGTCGCCCGCGCCGCTCACGTGCCCTTCACCAGGGTGGTGCCCGCGCCGGTGAGGGGCGGAAGCGTCTTTCCGAGGCTCGTGATCACGCCCTGCAAGGTCGACCACGCCGCGACCATGATCGGCTCTTTCACGAGGGCCATGCCGCCGGCCGCGCCGAGCTCTACGCCGGTGCTCTTCACGATGGCGACGGTACCGCTCGGGTGCGTGATGGTGAGGTCGCCCGTCTCGGCGTTGATGACGACCGTCGCCGTCCCCGCGGCGGTCGGGACATCGATCTTGAAGGTGCCTTCGTCCTCCGCGCCGCCCGAGCCGAAGAAGCCAATGAACGGGGTCTTCTTCGCGCCGCTCATCTCGGTGGTGGCGTAGAGCGCGGTGCCGCCGTCTCCGAAGTCGGGGAGGACTCCCATCCAGCGCGGGTCGTGTCCGATGAACACGCGCCCGTCGTCGCCCTGGCGCATCACGAGCAGATTGGCGCCAGTGCCGTCGGTGGGGTCCTTCGGCCGCGCGATGACGCCCGCGTGAAGCAGCGCCTCGTAGTTGTCGCGCGTGCCCTCGGTGCTGGTAGCCTCCGGCTGGACGCGCACGAAGCCGTCCTCATCGCGAAGTGCAACGGTGTGCCGGGAGAGGTCGAAGTCCATTATCGCTTCTTCTTTCCCCAGTGTCGGCCGCTCACCTTGCGAGTGGCGTTCGCCAGGAACTCGGCGTCTCCGTACACGAGGTCTTCCGGCACCATGATCGTGATGTCCGTACCGGTGGGCCCGTTCGCGCTCGCCATGTGCCGGACGCGTTCGCTGTAGAACACCCCCTCCATGCCGTTCTCGTCGTCCTTCAGCGAAACGCAGATGTCGGGAGCGAGAATGGCGCGCCGCGATGGGTCGCGAAGCATCGGCCCCGTGTGCTGGCGGGGCATGTGGTACGTGAAGACGCGGTGCATGCGCCTCGCTTCGGTGCAGAGCTTCCGAGCGAGGTAGAGCGCCTGCGCGTTCGTCTTCGCGTGGTCGTCCACCACAACTCGGCGCGTGGTGAAGCCGAGGTCGACCATCTGCTGATCGATGTAGACGCCTTCGACGGGCTCGCGGCCCTTCTTGCCGCCGCCGGTGCGCCCCCGCACGATGTACTTCGCGTGCCGCCCCACGACGCTGTCGGTGATGTGCGGGGGCATGACGTTGATCAGGTTGTCGGCTGGGTTCGGCTCGCGCGTGCAGACCAGTCCGAAGAGCGGCTCTTGGGCCGCGTTCGGCTCGGCGAGCAAGAAGGTGTTGGGCTGCTTGCCGAGCGGATCGACGCCGCCTCGGAAGAACAGGCCCCCGCGGTCGAACTCCTTCTTGCCGGCGGCGTAGAAGGTCGTACCCGCCTTCCACTCGATCGGCTTCTCGGCCTTGTACCCCTTGATCTTCTTGACGACCTTCTCGACGTCGACCGTGATGTCCTCCTTCTTCCGCACGTCGTACGGCGCGAAGTTGAGGTCGGTGCCGGGTGGGAAGCCCGACGAGTCGATCGCGAAGATTTGGTTGAAGTCGAGGAGCTGCTTCTCGTAGACCTTGGTTTCTTCGACGATGGGCGTCCCCGTGATGGCCTTCGCCTGCGCGCGAGCGTCGAAGTTGAGTTGGTAGCTCGTGATGCCGGAGCCCGTGATCATCGCCCGCGCGAGGTCTTCGAAGGTGGCGTTCGTGAACGTGCGATCGTGCTCCACGCAATCGTCGAGCAGTTGCGCCATGCGGTCGCGCCCCGTGATGTGGATCTCGGTGTGCTCGCCCTTCGGCCGCTCGTAGCCGTCGGTCCACCCCATGAACTGGACGACGCCGTTGATCTTCAGCACGAACGGCGTGCCCGCGGGGTACTTGCGCATGAGCGCGAGCGCGCTGGTCCCCGTGCCGATGACGATGGAGAAGTTGTTCGGCACCATCATCACGCCGAGCGTGATGACGTACTCCTTCGCCGTCACCAGCGTCTCACCGGCGAGGATCAGCTCGACAATGTCTTCCATCAGGCGGCCGCCAGGTAGCGAAGCTCGGTGTTGCGGGGGATGTTCATCGCGTCGTTGAGGTCGTTCAGGCGGAGAAGCTCGATCGCCTTGGTCGGGTCGCCGAGCGCGATGGCCACGTCGATGATGTTCATCGGCCGGTCCGTCACGAAGTTGAGCAGCGGGCGCGAGGCCGACGCGTGGGCGTCCCTCACACGCACCGTCGTGGCCCAGAAGCGCGTCAGGGAGCGGAGCGCCTTCGCAGCCGTCGCCATGCCGAGCGTGGGCACCGCAGCTAGCGCCGCACAGCGGGTGACGACCATGTCGATGCGCGCCGTCTGGTAGTCGATCTCTCCGGTCACCCGGTCGACCGCATCCAAGTAGCTGTTCACGGCGTCGATGAGCTTCGCCAGCGGGTCCTTCGTGCGCGGGTCGTTGAGCGCTTCCACCTCGCGCTGGACGACGGCCATCAACGGGACGATCGAGGCCGACGTCGCACCGATGAGGTTGAGCGTGGTGAAGGCCTCGGTGCTGTCCTCGAGAAATTCGAACGAGACGCTCTCGCCGGAGCGCCGCGACGCCGAGATGCTCCGCGTCCAGTCGGTCGCCTTGCAGCGCAGCGTCTTGCCCTGGTTCGGCAGGAAGAGGTCTTGTGGCTCGCCCTGCTCGCAGAGGGAGATGAGCGCGGAGAGGCGCGACGGGTAGAGGTCGATGTATCGAGCGAAGCCGTTCACGGGGATGACCGTGTCGATCATCTCGCACTTCACGCTGATCACGTACGCCTTGCGAGCGAGGGTCTCGACCTCGCCCCCCGGCCGCTTGATGAACTCGTGCAGGTAGTGGCGGAGCGAGCCCTTGATCGTGATGTCCGTGAACGGAAAGACGATGCCCCCGTAAGAGAGCTGTTTCCAGTTGTCGAAGACGTCAGTCATGAGTGATCCGGCACGCCGGTGGTGCCCCCGCCGCCGCCTGCGCTGAAGTCGCCCGCGTTGGTCACTTCCACCTTGCCGACGATCTTGATCGTGCCGTTGAGCAGGCCATCGCTCATCTTCGCCAAAGCGGCCTTCTGCGTCGCAAGCTCCTCTTCGAGTCGCGCCATGACTTCAGGCTTCGCGTCCTCTTGGGCCTTCTGCATGGACGAGAGATCCGGCCCGCTGCCGGTGACGTAGTTCTCGCCCGCGCGCAGGGCCGCGCCGAACGTCCCGCCGATCATCTGGTTGTCTTCGGCCTTGGCCGCTTTGATGCGCCGTTCGAGCGCAGCCACGGAGTCTTGCGCCGCGGCCTTCTCCGCCTCCGTCGCTTGTCCGGTCTTCAGGATCCCCTTCAGGATGCTGTCCCCGGCCATCGACTTGAGGTCGTCGTTCAGGTGGTCCGTGTCGGCCTTGTTCGAGGAGTCGACAAGCTTGTCCACGATCATGCTGCCGACCGTGAAGGTGGTCACCGCGATGGCGGCGATGGCCATGCCCGACGCGAGCGCATTCGCCCCCACTGGCATCCCACCGATCGTGCGGCCCGCGGAGGGGGCCCCTGGCGCACCGGGGCCGCCCATCTGGCCCGCGATGATGTCGGTGAGCGCCTTGCTCACCATGGGGCCGATGGTGGCCTTCCCGATGCTGCCCACGATCGCCATCGTGATGGCGCGGCCCGGGTTCTCCGAGGCCCATGCGACGACATCGGCGAACGCCTTGACGGCCTTCTCGACGGTGGGCGCGAGACGCTCAAAGGCGGGGAGCACGCGGTCTGCGAGGCTGGCCGTGATGACGTCGAGCTTGTTCTGGAAGAGCTGCGCCTTCGACTCCATCGTGCCCATCGCGCGGGTCACGTTCTCGTCGATGACGTTGTCGGAGACAGAGCCCGAGAACTTGGCGAGCAAGGCGTCCACCTTCGCCAAGCCAGCATCCCCACCACCGCCAGCCTTGAACTCCTTCGCGAGCGCGTCGACCGGCTTCGTGCCGAGAGAAGACTTGAACATCTCGTTCATCTTCTCGGTGTCGCCGCCGGTCGCCTTCAGGGCGTTTTTGATGATGGTGAACGGGTCCAAGAACGACCCATCGGCGCTCTTGTACTCGACGTTGTTGGCGTCGAACGCCTTGCGCCGAGCCGGCGTCTTGAGGGTCGTGACGAACGCCGCCACGGCGCGAGAAGCGTCCGCTGCGGAGGTCGCGCCGCCTGTCTGGCGGGCAAGCTGTGCGAGGGTGCCGAGCTTGACGATCGTGTTGCCGATATCGCCCTTGAAGAACCCGGCGCCGCCACCGATACGGGCGGTTTCCTTCGCGAGGTCGCTGATCTCGATCGCGCCTTCTTGCCCCTGCGCGGTGATGGCCTTGAGCACCTCGTAGACCTTCGCGGCCCGCTGCTCACCTGGCTTGAAGCCGTCTTCGAGCTTCGAAGACACCTCGCCGGCCATGGAGATCATGTCGTCGAGCTCGACGTTCATCCCCTTCGCGAGCTTCGCGAACCTGTCGAGTCCAGCGCTCGCCGTGGCCGTGTCGCCGGTCTTTGCCTGGAACTGCGCGTAGCCGGCCAGCATCTTGGTCGGGTCGAACGCGTATTTGTTGCCGATCGACCGAGCCTGATCCTGGAGCGCGAGGACTTGGCCGTTGCGGTCCTCTCCCTGTGCGCCGCGGTTGCCCGCGTTGACGATGGCGACGGCCATCTTCTGGAGCTGGACGGCCTTCGAGATGCCGGAGCCCACCCCGAAGTTGACCCCGAGTCCGCCGGCGATCTCTTTGCCGATGCCCATCGCCTTGTTGGCGACGGCCGCGACGTTCGAGATGGAGTCGCTGGCGATCTGGCGCACCTGCGCGCGGCGCTCGTCGAGAGCCTTCTTCGCACGCTGGGCGGCTTGCTGCTCGGCCCGCTCTTCGTTCCGCTGTTGCTCGCGGAAGTAGCGGTCTTTGATGCCGGCGACGTGGCGAGTCGCCTTCTCCTGCGCGGAGACCTGTTCGCGGATCTTCTTCTCTTCAGCGCGCTGCTCGGAGGCAAAGTAGCGGTCCTTGATCCCGGCGACGTGTTGGACCGCCCGAGCCTGCTCGGCCGCCGCACGCTGCTGGGCGCGGAGCCCTTCATTGGCCTGCTTGTTCGAGGCTTTCCCCGCGCGCTCGAATTGCTGCACGAAGTCCGCGGCTGCCGCGGACGTGCTGCGATCGAGCACCGCGGAGACGCGGATCTCGTACGTGCGGACCGTGTCAGCCACGCTTGTGCTCTTCCTCTTTCCCGATGATCGGCATCGGAGCCTGGCGACCGTTCTCCATGAGCGTCAGCATCGCGCCCGCGTACATCCGCAGGTGCGCTTCCACGGCGCGCGCGTCGTCGTTGTCGGCTGCCCGCAGGCGAGCGAGGAAGGACCCATCGGCGAACGCCTCACCGATAGCGACCATCTCTTCGTCAGTGGCCATGCGGCGCGCGACGGCGTCTTCCTGCGCGAGCAGATCCATCTCGTCGAGTAGTCGTGCGATGCCAGCTTCCGAAAAGCGCGCGCTCGACACGGGGCACTCCTCCGCGAAGCGCGCCATCTTGCTCGTCTCGGGCACCTCGCCGGAGTCGAGCCACTTCACGTTGATGAGCGTCTGTCCGTTCTGTGCCTGCCAGAGAGGCTTGTTCGCGTCGACCGGATTGCAGAGCGCGAACCCGATCAGGTAGTGAATGAACACCACCTCGTAGATGCGCTGCCACATCGGGTCTTCGCGGATGCGGCGACTCTCGGGCATGAGCGCGTCCGCCCGCTTGATCGCCTCGCTGTCGCAGCGCGCGCGGTCTTCTGCGGGGATGCGACGGAGCCCGACGTGGAGCGGCTTTATGGGCCGCGCGTTCCACTTGTCGGTGAAGCACGTCGGCCCCATCACGAAGACCTTCGGCGGGGCCGAGATGGCGACGTGGTCAGCGGCCTTCACGAGTCACCGGGAGGGATCACGGGAGGGGTCGATGGACTCGACGACTCGGTGGGCGTCGGGGTCGAGGACTTTGGCTTCGACGAGCTTTCCGACGAACTCGCGGAACTCGGCGACCCGGCCGCGCCAGGCGTTGTCGGCGATCCAAACAGCAATTGCGGAAGCGCTGGACTCGTAAGGGCTGCGGCCGACCTCGCTGCGAAACTCGTGAGCTTTCGATAGGGCAAACCAACGAAAGGGCGCTCAGGGTCGCCGCCCTTCTGCGCCTCCTGCACGCTGGCCCACGTGAGCCGAATGAAGTCCTCGTAGTCGACGCTTTCGAGCGGCGGGGCATGCTTCGTCTGGAAGCCGAGCTGCTCGAAGTACACGTAGGTAATGCGCGCGTCGTCGAGATGCTGAAGCACCTCTTTCTCGTTCGCGAAGAACGGCTCGTCGGCGTTCTCCACGTCCTTGTCGATGCACGCGAGCATGAGGCGCCCCACCATGCGCGCGTGCTGGTAGAGCGCGTCTTCCGGCTTCGGGGAGTTCGTGCCGGCGACCTTGCGCGCTTGCAGCTCCACCGTGCGGGACTCCTCGCCGGTGAGCAGCCGCAGCGCGAAGTCGAGCGTGCTCGTTCCGTCGAGTGACGGAACGGAGCACGGCTCGCGGCGCGGCTTGCCGAACAGAACGTCTTTCAGCTTGGCCATGTCAGATGATCTGGACGGCGCCGCTGAAGGAGTACGTGCCGTCGGTCATGCCCTTGTCCGTCTGGCTCTTCTTGCTGAACTTCTCGCCCGTGCCGGTGACGAGGATCGTCTGGCCGCCCTGCGTGAACTCGATTTGGATGATGTCCTGATCGGCGATGAGCTGGGCCATCGCGACCGACGACAGACCGCTCGTCGTCTCGAAGGTCGAGAGGTTCACGGTGCCGATGGGGAAGCCCTTCGAGATGCCGAGTCCGTCGGACATCGGGACGTTGGACTTGTTCGTGTTGTAGTCGACGTCGCTCGACGTGCAGGTGGCGATCTTGTCGCCGTTCACGCGGACGACGGCCGCGTTGCCCTTGAAGACTTGGGTGGGAGCGCTCATGGGAACCTCGAGAGTTACGGGGAGCGGAGCGAGAGCCGCTCAGTTGGTCGCGGCGACCTGGAATTTCCGGAGCGCGACGGTCCCCGCGATCTGGTGAAGGAGCGGCAGCACCTCGATCGGGGCGTAGAGGATCGGGCGCGGCGTGGCCGACGTCGGGTGCAGCGCGCACCGCGGCGGGTTGAGCTTCACGTGCGCGAGCCACTTGTCGTTCTGCTTCTGGTATTCGAGGGACCACGTCGCGTTGGCGATGTTCTTCGGGTACGTCACGCCCTGCGGGACGTCGGGCTCGTTCCCCTCGGCGGGGTCGTCCACGATGTACGGGTGAACCGTCATGTGGTCGGTCAGCATGTTCTTCAGGGCGCGGCGGAACTCGAGGGCCGTGCGCCACTGCGCGACGTCCACCGTGCCGTCGTCCTGACCGCCGGTGTCCGTCTGCGTACGCGTGGTGACCGCGCGAGCGAGGATGACGCGGTTGTCGGTCGTCCCCAGCGGCGTGAGCCCGTAGTTCAGCGCGGCGACCTGCGTCGCTCGGCTGGGCTGCTTGCTGCGCGCTTCCTGCGGCTGGATGCCGTCGAGCCGCACGAGGTCGTAGCGGTTGTTCGGGTTGGGGCCGACCTCCGTGGAGTGGCGGATCGCAGCCCACTGCGCGGCGAACTCCTCGGGGGGCGTCTCGGGCTCTTCCATCCAGAGCATCTCGAAGCTGCTGTGGTTGAGCGTCGTCTGCGCGAGCGAGCCCGCGGCCGAGAGGGTGCCGCCCGTGCCGCACACGAGGTTCTCGAGGAGCCCGACGAGCGGCCCGAGCTTCGTGTTCGTGGCCGTCTCCCAGCGCCCGAGGTTGGTGCTGTCCCGCTGCGCGAACGCGACCGTGTAATACTCGTCGTTCTGGAGCGCGGTGAGGAGCGTCGCCACGCTCTCCGTGCCGGCGCCATTGTGGAAGGGGATGCCGCCCGACGTGACCGCCGACCCACCCGCGAGCACGGCCGTGACCGCCGAGGGGGTGAGCGCCGTGTCCTTCCAGATGATCAGACTGTTGCCGCGCGCGCCGTCCGATCCCGCCGTGAGGGTCACCACGTAGGTCGTGCCGGAACCCGCCGTCACCGCAGCCGCCGCGCACATGGCCGGGTCGGCGTTGATGAAGGCCGCGATGGCGTTCGCGATCGTCTGCGGGGTGTCGGCGAGCCCGATGCCGAGGGGGCCCACCGGACGACCACCGAGCCGGAAGAAGATCGAGCCCGTCTCCGCGATCGTGCCGGTGACGTCCACCGTGATGGTGGCCTCCGCCTGCACGCCGCTCGTGATGGCGGCGGCTGCGAACTTGACCTTGACCCCGCCCACGCCGAGCGCGCGAAGGAGCATGCGGTACCCCTCGCTGTTGGCGCCCGCGTAGTAGAGCGCGTCCACGTCCGAGAGGACGTCCACGACCTCGCTGTCGGGGGTGAGCGCCCCGCTCGCGTCCGCTGCGACCGCGCCGACGATAAGCAGGTAGGGGATTCCGTCGCTCGATCCGGTTTCGACGGTGCTCTTGAGGTAGATGCCGGGGAACTTGTCGTCGGGCGTAAGCTCGGCGACGTTCCCGATGGGGAGATTGGACATGAACTACTCCGGTGGATGAAGAAGGGGACGGCGGGCGAGATCAGCGAGACGGCGCCACCGGGGTGGCAGCGCGCGGCGAGAGGACGGCGACGGAGGACGGCGCGACAGGCACGCTCTTCTTGGCCGGCGCAGGGGCCTGGCCTGGGTCGGTGAGCTTCACGGCGTCGCCGTCCATGGCGAAGACCAGCCGCGCGCAGGGAGGAGCCTCGCCGTTGTGCTCGGCCATCCACTCCCGTGCCCGCGCATCGCGCTCGTCACGGAGGAGCGTCGCGGCGTCCACGAACTCCCGAATCCCGCACTCGGTCGCGGTCTCCTTGTCGGCGGCGATCATCTCGCCCCCGAGGATGCGCGCGCGGTGATACTCGCTGTTGATGACGGGGGTCGCCTTCAGGGAGACCAGCGCGCCCACGACCACCTTCGACTCACGGCTGTCTTCGGCGGTTGCTGGCCCGTCGCCGTGGGGCTCGACGCGCTTCGTGAGCCGGCCTCCGACCACCTGGAACGGACGGCCAGAGGGCCAGTGGAAGGGGTCGCTGAACGTGAAGCCGGCAGGCATGCCGTCCGCGTCGAGCAGCGTGAAGGGGTTCGGGATGACTTTGAGCAGCTTCATGGGTCGATCTCCAGATCGGTGAAATCGGTGCCATCGGTCCGGCGCACATGCGCTTCGATGACGTAGGGGGTCTGTGCGCGGAAGTCGGGATCCCAGAAGGGATCTTCCGCCGTGTCGACGATCGCCTCCACGCCGGTGACAGGGATGCTGGGGAGCCCCTCGCGCTTGATCTCGAAGGCCACGTCCCGGATCTCGCGCAGGTCCATCCGGCTGAACGCGCACGCGCGCATCACGAGCGAGCCCTGCGTCTTCTCGTAGTTCTCCCACCACCCGAGCGTGTACGTGCCCGTGGTGAGGAGCTGCGCGGGGAGCTCCACTCGCGTGATGGCGGTGAAGCGCAGCACCGTGGCCACCGTCTCTCCGCCGTCCGCGTCCGTCAGGTAGAGCTTCACCGTGAAGGTGCCGCGCTCATCGGTGCCGGTGACGAGGATCGGATCGGTGATGTTGTACGCGCCGGCTGCGGCCGTCGTCGTGATCGAGAACGAGCGCTTCGGGGTCGCGGGGAGCGTCGGCCCCGTGAAGCTCGTGAGGACGACCGCAGCCGTGCTCGTCGCCGTGCTGGCCTTCAGGCCGGCAGGGATCGCGTCATCGGCGGTGACCGTCCACGCGGGGTGTCGCTTCCACGTGAGCGCGTTGTGCAGCGAGCCGCTGACGCTGTTCTTGAAGGTCGTCCACTCGTCGGTGCGGATGTCCCCCGTCGGCGCTTCGTTGGGGATCCAGAGGAGCCCGATCGTGCCCTGTCGACGGTGCGCATCCTGCGCGACGCGCTGGTTTTTCTCGGGCGCGTCGAAGCGGTAGACGAAGAGGCCGGGGAGGTCCGCCCCGATGAACGTGCCCTTGCGGGGGTTGTGGTAGTAGACCCGCCGCACGACGTTGGCGCCGTCCCGCGTGCCGTCGATGGTGCCGGAGAGCGTGACGGCCGCCGTCGAGTCGAGCACCGTCCACGCAGCGCCAAGCTGGGCCTGCATGACGGTGGCGACGTAGCTGCCGAGCGGCACGAGCGCGTTGTCGCCCGGGGCGCGGGTGGCGATGCTCTTGTCCGCGTTCCGCGTCGGCGCGATAGCCGGCAGCCACGAAAGGCCGATGGCCTCGCTCATCCGAACACCGCGTCCATGGCCGCTTCCACGCTCGCAGCGATCTCCTCACCGGCCTTCTCGGCGGCGTTGTCGAGGTAGGCGTCCGGTTTCGTGCCGGGGTGATACACGCTCCGGCGAAAGAGCATGTCTCCGCCCATCGAGAAGCGGAGCGCCTTGGCGTTCCGAGCGGTGATCACGTGCGGCTCGGTGCCGTCCGCGAGCCGGACAGCGTTGCCTTCGAGCTTCAGGGAAGCCGTGGCGCCGTTCGCCGCGTCGTCGATGACAGGCTCCATCCCCTCGCGCGTGGCTCGGGTGCGGTCGCGCCAGTCGTGTTCGTTTCGCGCCGCCATCGTCACGACCGTGATCGTGTGCGTGACGGCGCGCTGGAAGCCCTTCACCAGCGCAATGTCGAAGCTGTTCGCGTCGGGGATGATCTGCGAGAAGGGCTTCGTCATCAGCCGTAATCCCCCATGTTGTCGAAGTACGCGGGGGGCGGAGAGCAGGGCGGATCGTCGCCGATCGCGCCCACCGTGCCGCCCGTGTTGCGCGCTGGGTCGGGCGGGCTCTGGTTGATGACGTCCCTCCCCTCGCGCAGCCTCTTGAGGTCGCTCTGGATCTTCGTCCACAGCATCACGGCGTCGAGTTGCATGTGGGTCGGGTAGAGGCTCGCGAGCCGCCACACGTACCAGTCGAGCGCCAGTTCTTTGATGTCCTCTGGCGTGGACGGGTCCGCGTCGATGTCCGCGAACGGCACACGGCCCGGGAACACCCCCCCGAGTTGCCGATCGATGTCCGCGCACGACGGGTTTGCGACCGCGCTGCGGAAGATCGCGTCGGTGACCGTCTTGGCGCGCGTGAAGTCGAGACAGTTCAGCAGCGTCTCGATCCGCACGCGCCCCTTCAGGTCATCGAGCGATGCATAGATCGGCCGGGGCATCAGGTGGCCTTGAAGGCGTCGGGCGAGCGGAGGAGGTCCGCCGCCGGGAAGTAGCCCGTGGTGAGGCCGACCGCCTGCGGCATGCGCACGCCAGCGACCGTGTAGTACGGTCCGCCGTAGATGCCGGGACCGAGCCACGTCGCGAGGACGCCGAAGCTCTTCGCCTCCCGCAGCGGGTCCTTCGCGTAGACGGGCGCGGGAGGCGGCTTGTGGGACATGCCCGCGAGCTGGCTCCGGAGCGACTCGATCTCGGTCTGCGCCGAAGCACGGATCTCGCCGATCCGTTCCTGGAGCGCGGTGACCTCGGCTTCGAGCGCGACCTTCTCCCGCTTCAGACGGATGACCTCCATCTGCTCGTCGGTGAGGACGGGCGCTGCGTCGATGGTCGAGACCACCTCGGGAGGCGCAGAGGGCTCCACGGGAGCGGCGGCCGGCTCCACGTCGTCTTCCGCGGCGAGAGCTTCGAGAGCGGCCTTGTGGGCGTCTTCCTCGGCTTCGTCGGAGGCGAGCGCGGGAGCGCTGTCGGCGGGGACACCCTCCGCGGGCATCGCCGAAGCGACCTCGGGAGGGTTGTCGGGCAGGGCGGGAGCCCCGGGAGCGTCCGGGGCCGGGGTGGGGTTGGCCGCTTCGTCAGCGGCCTTCTTGCGCGGGGCCATCTGGTTCCTCTCCTGTGACCTTGTCGGTCAGGCCGTCACGCGAGGGTGTTCGTGAGGAGGAAGCCGGCGTAGGACGCCGTCACCTTCGGCACGTACGAGACGCTCGTCTTCGTGACGTACCCGCCACGGCGGCCGCGGTTCCTCTCGAACCGGACCTCGCTGAACTTCGGCCCCCAGCGGAAGGTGGCGCCGAACGAGTACGAGTCCTTCATCGGCGCGGTCATGACGTTTACGACGCCGAAGACGTTGGGCCACAGGCGGTTGAGCGAGAGCGTCTGTCCCGGGTTCGCGCTGTCCTTCCAGGCCTTGCCGACGAGCAGAGCGTCCAGATCGAAGATCTGCGCGAGGTACGTCGGCGGCATGAGGCCCGCCGCCGTGTACTTGTGCAGGTCGCGGATCTGAGGATGGCGCGCGAGCGCCTGGTAGACGGGGAACGAGCAGAACCCGAGCTTGCGCGTCGGGCCAGGGCCGGGCAGCACGCTCGCCACCGCGTTCTGGATGTTCAGGACGGGGTTGCCACCGCCCGAGCTGTTCCACTCCGAGCCGACCGGGATCGACAGGTAGTTCGAGCCGTAGTTGCCCGTCGTCGTCATCACGTCGATGATGCGGCGCTCCTGATTCCACAGGATGCCGTCGTTCGCCTTGAACGTGGCGTGCATGAGGGGCTGAAGCGGCGCGTCCGCGTTGTCGATCGTGGAGAGATCCACGTACTCCTCGAGACCGTACTCCCCGGCGAAGTAGCTGTTCGTCAGGTCGACGTTGCTGGCGAGCTGCTTCACGTCACCGCGCGGCCCGATGGTGTCGTCGGGATACGCGAGCTGGTCCCGCAGGTTCCACACGCCGTAGAAGTTCGACTGCTTGTCGACCTGGATCTCCGGCATCAGGAGCGAGCCGATGTAGGCCTCGTTCGTGAAGCGCACGGAGAACTCGCTCATGAGCGCATCGACGTGGACGGCGCCGCTCACGTCGCGCATCTGGACGTAGGAGTCGTTGAGCGCGCGGACCTTCGCCTTGGTCTTCTCGTCGCTGCTCTGGAGCATGCGCGCGAAGTCGTTCTTGAACGCCTCGAACTCGATGCTCCGCTGGGTGCGCTGCATGCGCGCGATGGACTCGAAGTTGGCCGCTTCGAGCATGATGGCTTCGTTGCTCTGGAACATGGGTAAAGCTCTCCTATGCGGCCCCGCGCCCTTGCGCGTCCGCGTTCGTTCGTGTTGGGTTCGCCGCGCGCGAAGGGGCCGCGCGGAGGTGGGATCAGGTGGTGACGCTGCGCGGGTTCACGCCGATCATCATCTCGACGTAGTCCCCCGCGACGCCCGTCTGGAGGAACTGGCCCTTGATGATCTGCGAGGTCGTGCCGCCGCCGTTCGTGGCCGCGTCGGTGAAGCCGTCCGCGACGCCCTTGGCGCAGACGCCGCGGGTCGCGCCGCCCGTGCCGACGAGCGCGGTCACGACCGCGTGGCCGTACATGATGACGTGCGCGGGACGACCCGCCGCATTCGCCTTGTGCGTGATGCCGATGGCGAGGATGTCGCCGGTGCCGGCGGCAGCGAGAAGCTGATCGTCGGAGCCGAACTTGACCTCCGCCCCCTTGGCGAAGGCGGGCATGGAGGCGTGCTCGAACGAGCGCAGGAGCGCATGGTCGAGCTGTTCCGAAACGCGGAGCGGGCTGGTCATGGTGGTGAATCTCTCGTGAAGGGTGGTTGTCGATGGGCCGGCGGACCGGCCCGTTGATGGTCAGATCGTCGCGGACGCGACGGGGCGCTTGTCGGCCGTCGCGCGCAGCATCTCGACGACGGCTTCCGCGGCCTTGTTGTCCTTGGCCGGGGGCGTGCCCGCGGCCGCGTCGCGCACGGTGGCGTCGTCCTCGCGCGGCTTCTCCGCGTTCGTGCCGGTGCTCGCGGGCGGAGCGAGGAGCTGCATCTCGGGGCGCGCGTCGAGCACGGCGAGCCGCTTCGCCCACTTCACCTCTCCCACCGTGCGCGTCTTGTCGGCCGCGTCGGGGGTGAGGTCGGCGAGGTACATGCGCGCCAGCTCCATCTCGCTCTCGATCTCGGCGGGGAGCACCTTCTTGCCGCTGCGCGCCTCGAGAGCCGTCTTGGCGTTGTCCACGCGGGTCTGGACGATGAGCGTGCGGGTCTCGGCGAGCTGCGTCTCGAAGGCGGCCGCGCGGGTCTCGGCGCTGGTGAGCTTGGCCGTGATCTCGGCCGCTCGCGCCTGCTCGGCGGTGAGGTTCTTCTCGGCGGTGACGGCGCGGGTGCCGAGCGCCTCGATCTCCGCGGCCTTCTCGGTGGGGAGAGGGACGTGGTCCATCTTGACCATCATCGCCTCTTTGCAGTTGGGGCACGCCGCCTCGCACTGCACGCCTTTGCCGCTCGCGCGGATGTCGCGCTCCTGAATGTCGAGGGTCTTCATCTGGGTCTCTCCGTGAGGTTTCGTGGTCGGTGTTCCGCGCGTCTGTTGAAGAGCCGCAGTGGCGCGCGCGTGAAGCGCCTCGTAGGCCCGGAGATCAGCGCTCATGCTCGCGATCGTCCTGTCCCAGCCGGCGCCCTGGCTGCGAGCGAGGGCCTCCGGGTTGGAGGGGACGTTCACGCATGAGATTTCGAGAAGCTCGATGTCGTCGAGCACGAGGACGTCTTCACCGTCGATGCGCTCGAAGCACACGGTGTTGGGGTAGAAGCCGATGCTGAATCCCTTCAACACCCCCTTCTCGAACTTCTCGGCGACGTCGCGGTCGAACTGCGTCGTGTCGTCGAACACGGCATCACCTTCGTGCGTGGTGCCGGCGCGCTTCAGGTTCTCGACGTTGCCGATCGCTGGGAAGTCGTTCATCCGGCCGTGCATCCAGAGGAGCACGGGGTTCGCCGTGTAGCGGGTGAGGTCCCAGTTGGACCGGATGATCGTCTCGTGCGAGTCCTCGGTTTCGGTCGAAGCTACGAAGTGGACGACGACGACTTTGCGGTCCGGATTCGCGCCAGTCGGGCGGCCCTCTCGACGCACTGAGCGCACGACGGCTCGTTGCACGTACACAGGACCCGTGCTCGCATCCCCGCCACGTCGCTCCGGCCCGGCACCTGCGTCTCGCGTTTCTCCGCTGCCGCTCGCTCCCGAAGGCGTTCCGCCTGCCGTTCGTCCATCGTTCTGTCCCTTCTTGATCGCGTCTTTCATCGCCGCTTCGCCTTGCTCGCCGACGACGAGCCACGAGATTTGAGCGAGCACGCCGTCGCGGTCGCTGTTCTGGTAGTGCTTCTCGGCCCACGCCTCGCGCAGCCGGAGGGCCTTCTCTTCGGCGCGTGTTCGCGCCATGCCGCCGTGACGAGCGACCCGACAGAGGATCGCGTGCTGTGCGCCGGAGGGGATCGTCTTGCAGATCGACTCCGCGAGAGCGACGTCGAAGCGCGCGAAGCTGCTGTTCCGGAGCGACAGGGCCTTGTTGTCGCCGGTCTTGGGGAAGTCCGTGACGCTCACGCGCTCGCCTTCTCCAGAGTCGCAGCGAGCTTCCACCCGAGCTTCTCCACGTCGCTCGCGATGGCGGAGAGGTCGTTCACGTCGACCCACAGACCCATCGTGTCGGCGCGGTCGATCGCCTCGTAGAGGGCGACGTTGTAGGCGTCCACGCAGGCTGCCAGCGCGACGCAGAGCTTCAGCCCGTCCGTCTCTCCCACGGGGAACGCGGGGAGCGTCACGAGGAGCGCCGTCTCTTCCGAGAGGGCCACGGCGACGCCACCGAGGCGGGCCACGCGTTCGGCGATGGTGTCGTTCCAGTCGGCCGCGCCGCTCACCACCTCGCCGAAGAGCTTGTGAAGCTCCTCGAAGAGCGGGCCGCGCGTGTTCCAGTGCGCCTTGTTGGCGGCGTTGTAGAGCGCCATCCCGTTCGCGACGAGCCCGTTCAGCACCTCACAGAAGGCGAGGCGGATCGACTCGGGACGGGGGCAGGGGGATCGGAACATGGTCACTCGCTATCCGGCGAGTCGTCGCCGTCGTCGGTGAAGCCCTTTTCGATGGCCTCGAGATCGGCCAGCTCGGCGGCGTCCTCTTCGGTCTCCGCGCGGAAGACGCGAGCGCCGCTCTCCCGATGCGCCCGAAGCTGGCCGTGAAAGGCGTCGAGCCCGAGCCCACCGATCCGGCCGAACATCGCGGGGTGCGTGTGCGCGCGGTAGTGCTCTTCGGCAGCGGCCGCGTCGGTGAAGCCGAACATGCCCTTCTGCTCGTCGTAGTGGCCGTTCAGCGCGTTGCGCTGGGTCACCACGTAGACGCGCTCGCTCGCGACGTGGGGGCCGAGATACGCGTCCCAACCCTCGCCATCGTCGCCGTTGGGAGGCGCGCTGTCGGCCTCGCCGATGAAGCCGCGCACGTAGCCGTAATCGCCCTTCTGCACGACGTGGTACGGGGTGCCGTCGGGACCGGTGCCGTCCATCACGGTGCCGTCGTGACGGTCCACACCGAAGGTGAGGCCGTGGCGCTCCAGGGTGCTCTCTGGCTGCCCGTCGCGGTGTCGGAGGCCCTTCACGCAGCCCTCTCGAAGGCGCCGTAGTTGCGCTTGCGGAAGCCAGCCATGGTCAGAACACGGTCCGTCACGTAGGCGCGGTAAGCGCGCTCGATGGCCTTCTCCGACACGGGAGGCCCGTTGTCGTTGCCCGGCTCGTCCGCGGGAGTCTTCTTGCCGGCTGGCTCGCCTTGCTGGGGAGCTTCCGGCGTCGTCTGGGGGCCCTTCCCCGCCATCTGCGCGGCCATGTCCTTCTTCGCCTGCGCGGCTTCGGCGGCCACCTCGGCAGGGTCGCGGCGCACGGAGCCGTCCATCAACTCGTCGCCGATCTCGGGCTCGGGAATCCCGAAGGTGGTGCGGACCCATCGCGCGGGGATGTGGAGCCCCATTCCTTGCTGGCTCGGTCCGAGCTTCTGAAGCGCGCTCGCGAGGGCGGCGAGGTCCGCGCCCTCTTCCGTGGTGAAGCGGAAGGACGGGATGGGGACGTCGCCGAAGTTGTAGCGGACCAGCGGCGCGATGAGCTGGCGCTGGATGGTGTCTTCGAGCGCGCGGGCATCCGCGTCCCGCACCGTCATCGCGACGTCCCTGTGGACGTTGCCGAGGGCGTTGGAGCCGACCCGGCCCTGCTCGACGGAGAGCGTCGCGCCGAGCGTGACCTTGCTCATCTCCCCCGCCAGGAAGGCGGCCAGTCCACCATGAACGCCGCCATCGCCGGCCGTGCGGTTCTTGGCGAACTGGATGTCGATCTCGACGGTATCGGGGAGCGCCGCAAAGCCGTTCGTGGAGAGGTATTGGAGGGCCTCTTCCACGGCAGTGCGGTCCTCATCGACCGTGCCGTCTTTCTTGTAGTAGCCGATCCGGTAGGGCTTCCACGAGAACTCGCCCGCACGGTGCCAATCCTTGACCGTCCACAGGCGGAACATCGCGGCCCACGTCAGGCAGCGGATGAGACCCTCGCGCGGCCCGATGGCGCCGTTGATGCGGGGCCGGTGAACCAGGAAGCGCCCTTCCGGGTAGTCGTTCACGGGGTCGACGCCGGGGTAGGCAGTGAGCGCCCCGTTCATGTCGTACCAGCGGAGCGAGGCATCGAACTGCGAGTAGACGAAGCGGCGCGCCCCCATGGGGAGAAAGCCCGCCGGCTTGACGTAGATCCCGTCCTTCGTCCACGGGACTTCGCCGATCCCGTAGCCGTAGATCACGCCGCTGTTGAGGTGCGTGATCGCGTCGGTCAAGCCTCGCGTGGAGACGTCGCCGATTTTCTTGTCCCCCATCGCCTTGAAGGCGTCTTCGAGCCACGCGGCGATCTTGAGGTCGCGACGCTTCTCGGAGGCGGGGATGATCTGCCAGGGGACGTCCGCAAGAGCGCGCTCCCTGCGCGAGGCCACCGTCTGAAGGTGGCTATCCTCGTTCCGGTACTTCTCGAAGAGGTCGCACAGGCGCCACATGTAGCCGGTATCGGCGAGGCGAATGATCGACGAGACGCCGGCCGGGTTCTGCGGGCCGGTGTAGAGGTACTGCTGTGCGAGCGGCCTGCGGTCGACACCCGCGTTCTCGGCCGGGCCCTTGGTGAGCCCCGAAGGCTTCGACGCGCGGCTCTGCGCCTTGGATGCGGACGCAGAGCGCGTGGACGTCTTCGGGGTGCGAGCCATCAGGTGGTTCCGGACGTGAAGCCCTTGCCCGTGTTGAGGGCAGCGCCGGGGCGAGCGAGGATCACGATGCCAGTCGGGGAGCCGGTGACCGCCTTGATACGCGGGAACACCTTGCCGCCGTCACAGCGGATCTCGACGAATCCAGTGCCGTCGAGCGTGGGCTGGTAGAGCGCAGGAGTCGTCCCCGGCATGAGCCGCTTCCACCGCGCGCCGTCCGCAGCATCCTCGTCACGGATGAGCGGATCGAGGTCGATCGTCGGGCCTGTCCCCCCGGTGAACTCGACGCTCACCCACAGCGAGGAGAGGCCTCGGCAGTCGATGGTGCCGCCCGTCGTCGCGTCAGCGAGCAACGGGAAGTTCGCATCGGAGAGCGTGGCCGAGTCGGCTGCGACCGCGCTCCCGCCGTTCGTCTTGGTGCGGACGGCGGAGATCGCGTTCGTGAAGAGGGAGACGGGCCGGCTCATCAGGAGGCCGTCGCGCCGAGCGTGAGGATCTTCCAGTTGGTGCCGTCGGAGATGGCGAAGGTGGCCCCTCCGCTCTGGTCCGAGATCCAAATGAGGCCCCGCGCGTACGTGCTCGCGCTCGGCAGCGTGGCGATGGTGAAGCTCGGGATCACGACAGGGCCCGCGCTCTTGATGCCGGTCGCCAGGGGCGCGACGCCGACGCCGAGCGCGGTCACCCGGCCCGTGCTGGAACCGACGATGGCGCCGGTGACGTCGAGCGTGCTCGACAGGGTCGTGGCGCCGGCCACCTTCAGAGTGCCCGTGCCGCCGACGTTCAGGTTGCCGCGCACCGTGGTGGCGCCCGCGCCGAACGCGCTGTTGAGCAGCACGAGCACGGTGGTGCTCTTGGCGACGCCGACCGGCACCGCGTTGTCCGTGACGGGGGTCGCGGTGATCGCGCCGGCCGTGCCCGACAGGTAGTAGATGGCGCCCGCGGTGAGGCCCGAGAGGGTCACCTGGCCGGTCGTCTGCACGACGCACGAGGTCGTGGTGGGCTTCGACACGATGACGCCGATGACGGGCAGCTTGGCCGCGTCGTCCGCGTCCGCCTTGGCGACGGCGCTCGCGGCCGAGATGTAGACCCAGTCACCGACCGCATCGCCGGAGAGGCAGGTGTAAGTGCCCTGTGCGGCGAGCGCGGCCACCGACGTGGCGAAGGTCGAGAAATCGATCAGCCAGCGGCCCGTGCTCGGCGCGTCCGTGGGGACGATGCACGTCGCCGAGCCGCTCGCCGAACTGGCCGCGACGTACGTCCACGACGTGCCCTCCGAGATGGCCTTGACCGTCTGCCCATTCACGCGGTCGTCCGCGGGGATGTCGGCGATGTTGGCCTCCGCCGCGACGGGGATGTGGATGATGGCCGCGATCTTCTGCGCGAGAAGGTCACCGTACTGAGTGGGCATGATCTGACTCCGGGGAAGAAGAGAGGTGGTGAGGAAGCCGTCACTCGACGGCGAGGAAAAGGACCTCGAAGGGATCGCCGGTGAAGGTGTCGAGCTGTCCCGTGGCGAGCTGGAACTTCCCGTACGGCGGCGATGCGGTCGGCCCGGTGATCGACGCCACCGCGGTGATCGGCACCTGAAGCGGACCCACCGTCGTGATGGAGAGCACGTGCCCCGCGTAGCTCACGCCGGTCGCCCCCTCGTACGCCTTCAACGTGAGGCCGAATCCGGATCCGACGTTGATGGTGTACGACCCGAAGGTGTTGTTCTGCGCGGGGCGCGACACGGTGACGGTGCCAGGGTCGTACGTCTTGACCGTCTCCACGGTCTGGCCCCCATCGGGAGAGACATTGACGCTCTCCGATTGCGCCGTGCCGTTACGTGTTCCGGTGACCGTCCAGGGGCCCGCGAAGGAGCCCGCGGTATCGGACAGCACGAGCGCGATGGTGCGCGCGTGGTCCCCACCGAGCGTGAGGGTGTGAGAGCGGACGCTTGTCGTGTTCGACGTCGTTCCGAGAAGCTCGGTGGACGTCGGGAGGTAGCTCTCGAAGTAGTTCGGCCGGGGCCGCGGCTCGGTGGCCGCTCCGGAGAGGTAGATCCGTGCGCCGCTCGGGTGCGTCCACGGGATGTCCGCGTACGTGAGCAGCCGGCCGCCCGTGCCGGCGAGGATGCCGCCCACCTGGAGCTCGGGGCCCGTGCCCGAGAGCAGAGGGGCATTCCCGAGCATGCACAGCGCCCCATCGCACACCTGGATGTGCGCTCGGCTCGTCGTGTTGCCGCTGCCGATCAGGTAGCCGTCGCAGCGGAATAGCGAGCGCGCGTCCAGCGTCACCACGCCGCCCGCACCGGGGCAGTCGAACGCGGCGATGAAGCGGGCCGCGTCGTCGCAAATGACGGCGCCCTGCGTCCCCACGGCGATCTGGTTCGCCTGGACGCAGTGATCGTAGAGCCGCATCGTGCCGTCGATGCGCGGGTTCGGGTTGCCGACGCAGCCGTAGGCGATGACGTTCGACTTGCCGTAGCAGCGCATGCCGTTCACGACGCGCGTGCCGTACATCGTGACCGTGGCGCCGCTGTCCACGTCGAGCCCGCCGAGCAAGCAGGCATCGAAGAGCGAGGTCGAACCGGCGGCGACGTAGAGCCCGTGCGCCTCGCCGGTGGGGACGATGCCGAGGAGCGCGAACTCGACGTCTCGGCCGCCTGTCACCGTCACCTTGTCGGCGAAGTGGGGGAGGGAGAGCACCTCGTAGCCATCGCCCGGCGCGAGCGTCGTGGTCTCGGGCGCGTCCGGACCTGCCATCACCTGTGAAAGCCGCACGGTGGTGCCGCTGGTGTTCTTCAGGATCCAGAAGCGCGCGCCCGCGCTGGTCCCGCTCGTCATCCTCACGAGCTTGCCGACGTGGCTCACGAGCGAGGAGGAGCCCGTGATCACCGCGGCGGTGTTCGTCGCCGGTGCCCAGTCGGTCGACGTGGCGATGGTGCCCGTCGCGACGACGCTCGGCACACCCTCGAAGTAGAGCCAGTGCGTCCCGTCTGGATCGTTCTGCCCGAGGAACGTCGCGTCGGCGAGGTTGAGGCTGTCGAGGACGTAGATGGTGACGCCCGTGGCGAGAGGCGTGCTCCCGAGGCGTGCCACCATCTCGGAGTACGTGACGGGGTGGCCGCTGTCGCCGCCCGCGGCGTCCGCGGTGCCCTCACTCGAGAGGTACCACGTCGCCTGTGAGGCCCACGCGGTGTCCGTCGCCGTGCGCTGCCACGTGCCGTTGATGGCCGTGTATAGCGCCTTCTGCGTGGTGACGAAGGCCTGCAAGCCGTCCGTTGGCTCCGCGGGGAGAAGGTCCGACGAGCCGTAGATGACCGCGCCACCGCCGCCACCGCCCGCGTCCTGGAGCGCCTCGATCTCCGTCTTGATGGTGACGAAGGCCTCGCGCACCGCTTCCCACGCTTCGGAGCCGAGCGTCACAAGCTCGCGCAGGGTGGGGATTCGGATGTTGCTGGCCATCATGCACCCCGGAAGAAGTTATCGTGGTCGTCTGTGCCGCCCCGGTCGTCTGCGCAGAAGTCCCCGTAGGGGTTCGCCGCGGGCGCGCGACGGGCTGGCCGACGCTCGGGTGCCGGTCTCTCGAGAGGCGGCACCGCGACGAGCGCGAGGGCCACGGCGATGATCAGGTCCCCGTGCGCGGTGCCCTGGTTCGGGAGGACGATCTTCACGCTGCCGCCCGGGACAGGCTTGCTCGTCACCCCGCGAAGCTGCGTCAGGAGCCGCATGTCGTTCGGGAGGTCGACGAGCCCATCCTGCATGCGACGGCGAAGCTCGGTAAAAAGCTCGGTCTGCGCGTCACGGTTCGGATCCCAGCCCTCTTGACCAGGGACGCGGCCCTTGTCGTGGCTGTCGGGGAAGGTGGCGCGGAAGTCGTTCAACTCGGTGAGGCGGATGCCTTCGAGGTAGTGGTCGCCCCGGATGGTCTTCACCCCGTACGCCATCCCCATCGTGGCGAACTGGCGCACGACCACCTTCGGGCGGAGCGACTCTTCGCGCGTGGGGAGAAGCTCCTCGTGATACGCAAGGCGCGCCTTGTATCCCGCCGGCGCAGGGGTGCCCTCGCACCACTCATTCCGTGCGATGCCGAGCGCGCTGCTGTTCTTCTCGAAGCCCCAGTCCGCGCCCGCGTAGTGACGTGCTGCGGTCGGCGGGAGGATGACCGGCCGGTTCGCGTTGACGCACTTGAGGATGCAGTCCTCGGGGAAGAACCGAGAGGAGCCAGAGGGCAGCGGGATCGCGTCCCACTCGCGCGCGGCGTTCGTCGGATTCTTCTCGCGCTCGGCCGCTTCGAGCTGGCGGTCCAAGCTCGGGTTCATGCTGCGCGAATCGCTGTGGAAGGCGAGCACGTCCGCGGAGGGGAAGCCGAACGCCTTCGAGTGCAGTGTGTGGAAGGGGCTACTGTCCGACCACGGCGACGACGCGACCCAAATCTGGGCGTCGGAGAGCATGCGGGTCCGGACCGCCTGTAGCTGTTCTTCGAGGTTCTCGGCCGCGTCTTCGGCACCGTGGAAGTCGGCCTCATCGAAGAAGGCGCCGGCCAGCCAGGTGGAGCGAAGGTTCGCGCCGCCCGCCGCCGTGCTGACGTTCTCGATCAGCACCTCGTAGCCGTCGGGGCGCCGGAACAAGAGGCTGTTGATCAGCGGCTTCAGCACCATCGCCGAGAGGACCGGCGAGCGCATCATCAGGTTCGTGACGTCGCTGAACGCCTTGCGGCAGTGGTCGAGCGTCGGGCCGACGATGGGAGTACGCACCACCTCGCCGCGGCGCACGCCGATGAGCCCGTCTGCGTCGGCGATCTCGTCACCTTCTGGGCGACGGCGGAAGCGACAGGTGAGCGAGCTTCGAACGATGCCCCCCGCAGCAAGCATCGTCTTGCCCGCACGGACGCCGGTCTCGAGGACCATCATCCGAGGCCGGATGTTCGGGAGCGCCGCACACCCGAAGTGGAACTTCATCCGCTCTTCGTGCGTGCCCGAGACGCAGCGAGAGAGGTCGACCGGGAGGCCGTCCGCGGCGCGCACGATGGCGCGCTGCACGGGGGAGATTTGCCGGAAGTCGCCGAACTGCGGATCGCAGATCAGGCGCTCCATCGTGAACGCGCCCGCGGAGATGGTCTGCACCTCTTGCTGCATGTCGCGATTGCGAAGACGCTCCGTACGCCGAGCGGCGAAACGATCTGAGATCGCGGCGAGGGCCGGGTTGGCAGTCATCAGGTGCAACGCGGGGAGCGGTCGGCTCAACCAGCGGGAGCGTACCTAAGATGCCGGTCTCACCTGCCTATCTCAACGGATAAAGCGTATCGCTGTCGCCTGTGCGCCGCATGTTGTCGGAATTGCTAGCTTTTTCGCATATTTGCCAGTTGACTATGCGGCGCGCGTCTACTGTCGCTTATCCGTTCAGATACGCGAGGCGCTCATCGGCGAAGCCAGATCACCCATGAGAACTCACTGGTGAGCCAGATGATCTCGGCGTGCGCCCCCGTGGGATAAGCCCCTGGATACTTCGTGACGTCCGTCGAGAGTGCTTCGAGGTTGAGGAGACCAAGGTCGCCGCACCAATCGAGGCGTTCCAAGAGCCATGCCGCACGCGGGCGAGCCGCGCGGACGTAGTCCTCGAAGGCGGGCGAACGGTAGTAGGTGAGGGTGTTGGGAGGGGGCTTCTGCATGCCCCCAAGGTGCGGCGAGGAGGGACGGTTACCAGGCGACGAGCGTCACCCAACCTCGTAGGCGGCGAAGAACCGTTCGAGCTTCTTCGGGGGGAAGCTGTTCCCCTTCTCGGTCGCGCGGCGTGCCGCCTCCTTGGCGTCGTACCTGTGGACGAAGCGGAGCGTGGCGTACGCGACGATCGCCTCGGTGACGGCGGCGAGCGTCATGGGGATGCGCTGCGGGGGGCTCTTGTCCTCCACGATGTCGGCGGCGAGCACGTTGACCACACGCGTCCAGCGGGTAACGTCGACCGCCGGAGGGGCGTTCGTGATGGCCTGTGCGATGGCCGCAGGGAGCGTGGTGGCCTGCTTGGGAATGGCGTCCTTCCACACGTTGTACGGGGGCGACACGTTGTGGACCGGCACGGTCTTCGGCAAAGGCATGCCGAGATCGGCAACGAAGTCGTCGCGGAGCACGACCTTCCCGCTCTTGAGCAAGTCGTGAAGCTCGGCGAACTTGTTCTTGTTCGCCGCCGCGTCATAGCTCGGGTGGACGCCGTTCATCGTGCATCCACGACAGGGAGAGACCGCGCTCGGCCTCCGGCAGTTGGCGCACTGATCGTACCTGAGGCGACCGCGCTTCGCTGCGATGCGCACGCCGTTGAGCTTCTCGCCGCACGACATGTGGACCTCGAAGCGAACGCGGGTGTCGAGGTCGTTCTGGTCCGCGGCGAGGACGCTCGCGAGATCACGGACATCACCGATGTTCTCGTCGCAGACCGCGCATGTTCGTCGGAGAGGCAGGCTCTCGAAGGTGCCCATGTACTCCCGCTTGTAGTTGAGCGCTGAGTCGCCCAACACCGCGGTCGACATCTGGCGAGCCATCCAATCGGCCATCTTTTGATGGCTGTTGGCGTCGTACATCGCCCCTGCGAACGAGAACGAGGGGGCCTTCTCTTGGATCACCATCGCCCCCGCGCGCTTCGCCGCCGACATGCCCCATCTCTTGAAAGCGTGAGCCGCCGTCCAGCCGGCCTCCTGCGCCCACCTCGGCACCGGACACTTCTCGGTGTGGATCGGAGCGTCGATCGAGTCGCAACCACGGCACCGGAACGACCCATCGGCGTACAGCTCCACGGACGCGTCGCTCTTGATGCCAAAGACGACGACGATGGCGACGCGCTCGGTCGGGACATCGGTCACCGCCGAGACGATCGTCTTCAACTGTTCGATGATGTGGGGAGGAACGGTGGGGAGATCGTCGTCGGTCATGTCCCGACGATAGACACGGCGGGGAGCCGGTCTACGTGGCGACGCGGAACTCGGTCTTGGTGAGCCGACGCTGCGCGCGGGCCACCTCACGAGCGACGTACCTGCGGGTCCGGCGGTCGCCGCTGGGAAGGCGCTTCAGCTTCGTGATCGACTGACCGACGACGTCTTGCGCGTACTTGATGTTTTCCTCGGTGGTCGTGCCGCCGAGCCCGTAGAAGTTCTTCGCCAGGAAGGAGAACGCGGCATCCCGCTCGGTGATGACCCGCAGCCGCATCTTCTGGCCGGCGTCGATCTGGCGCAGGGTGTTGATGGCGCGGAGCTTCGAGGCGCGCCGGACGCTCGCGTAGAGCTCGGCCGCGGTCGGCTTGGGATGGCGGGCGCTCACGACCTTCGTGGCGGTACCCATGGGCAAGGTCAGGACCGGATCGTTCATGGTGTCCTCGTTCGGTTGAGATGTCCGCAGGCGCGGAGGTTCATGCCGGCACCGTAAGGGCTTCGCCCTCCGCAGCAAGCCGTCCCGCCGCCTGACGCTCCTCGCGAGTGAAGCGGTCGGGGTAGAGGAAGGGCAGCGAGACGAACACCGGAGACTTCTGATGGATCGCTACCAGCGCGTCCTCGGCGAGCATGTTGCCGTCCGCAGCGGCGATCTCGTGCAGCGCCCGAACAGCGACGCGAAGAAGGGCGCGCTGGTCATCCCGCTCGCGAGACATCTTGTCGGCGTGGGCGATGGTCCGCGTGAGCCGGCGGCTCTCCCCCGTCGCTATTGGCTCCCCGGCAGCGCGCATCGCCGCGGCGTTCTGCTTCTCGAGGAACTTCCGTTCGAGAGCGACCCGCTCGCGCTCTTCCTCCGCGCGGGCCGTCTCCAGTTGCAGCACGGCGACGTGGGCTTCGAGGGCAGCGATCCGCCGCTGTAGCTCGTCGACCTTGGCGCCGGCCTTCATGTCGCCGTTGGACAGCCCCACGAAGGGGACGATGGCGCCGGCCTTCTGCGCGCGCTGGTAGGCGGCGAGCACCTCATCGGTGGCGTCCTCGCCGTCGTCCTCTTCATCGACGCGGAGGACGGACACGGCGACCATGCGGCGGATGGCCGCGTCGTGCTTCCCGATGACGAGCACGGGCTTTCCGAAGGCTTGGATATGCCAGTAGCCCTGTCCGTGGCGCGTGAGCTTGTCGAGCTTCTGCGCGACGGCGAGCTGTCCGTGGAGAACGTCCTCCGCTTGCTTGGTGGTGATGGTGCGGTCGACGCGGCCCATGAGCCGATCGATCGCGTGGGCAGTGATGAGCCACTTCATGTCCGGACGGTAAGACCGGACGCGCGGTCGTCAGGGTCCGAACTCGGGATCGGTCGGCTCGAACTTGCGCGGCATCAGGATCACCTTGCAGCCGTCGCCGTCGAGCGTGATGGGGTCCGCGCGCTCGGTACTGAAAGAGAGCACCGCGCGCGCCCCGCACGCCGCGAGGGCCTCGCGCAGGTACTCCGCGTGGACCTTCGTGTACCGGGTGTCGCCCTCGTAGTCGACGCGGAAGCGGTCATCCAGCGTCAGGCCGAAGCAGTCGTTCACGCCCCCCGTGGTCACCTCCGTGCGGCACGTGAGCCGGTCCGCCGAGAGGGTGAGCGCCACGTACGGATTCACCCGGAGCGCCATCACGCGGGCGAGGTACTCCGTCAGCTCGTCAGAGCGCACCCGAGCAACAGGACGATCGCCGGGGAGCGCGCCGTAAAAGTCGTAGAGTGGGAAGACGAGGCCGAGCTTCCGATCGCACCGAAGCACGTCGTCACTCACCTTCGCGGTTACGTAGTCGTGTCCATACTCCATGTGGAAGACAGGGGGCAGGGCGCCCTTGTCGAGGTGGGAGGCGAGCACTTGGCAGAGTGCGACCACGAACGGGCGCGGGAGAAGCATCGGGGCCATCTCGGGGAACGCTGCGGTGCTCTCGTGCTCGGCGATGTGGAGCCGGTGACCGTCGGTGGTGACCGCGCGCATCATGCGGCCGTTGAACTCGAGGCGGGCCCCGTGCGTCGCCTCGTTCTTGATGTCGCTCTTGCCGGGCCCCATCGCCGGACGGACGCGCTTCAACACCTGAAGCATGGCGCCGGGGAGGAACGCGACCGGCGTCGTGATCTCGGGCAGCACCGGCGCGCACTCGACGTCGATGCAGGCCATCGGCACGTTGAGCGAGGCGCGGTCGCCGGTGAAGCGGACGCTCGCGAAGCCGGAGTCGTCTCCGGTGGTGCTCTCCCTCGTGACGGTGGCACCCTCCGGCATGGCGTCGGCGATGTCGAACAGGTGCCCGACGTCGATCGGGATCGCTTCGTCCACGCGATCGTTGGCCGTCGTCGCCGCGTAGATGCGCACCGACGCGGTGAAGCCGCCCTGCGACGCGCGGAGGTAGACGTGACCGGAGGCGAGCACGAGCCACGCGATATCGAACGGGTAGTCCGAGCGGCAGGCGTTGCAGGAAGGGCGCGACCCGAGAAGCCGCGTGACGGCGTCCAGGAAGCTCTTCTTGGTGTGAATGGTGGCGATGGGCGTCGGCTTCTTCTTGGTCGTCACGGGGTCTCCTTCGGGGCAGTGGGGGCCGGACATTCGGCGATGGCGTGCCCGAGCCCGCAGCCGCACGGCTCGCAGGGGCCGACGTGGGCCCAGCCGCCCGCGAGCTTGCAGTCGAGGTCACGACAGAGGGGCTCTCCCTCGTTCGTCGCCTTCATGCGGAGCTTCAGGATCTCGTCGGTGAGGTGCGGATCGAGCATGCCGAGACGGTAGGCACGCGGGGGGCGGCGTCTACAGGCCCACCATGCGGCGCTCGAAGGCGCCTTCCACGTGCGTCCCGTCGGCGGTGAGGACCCAGCGTGCTTCCGCGCCCACGGGGAGGCTGGCGAGGTCGCAGGCCATGATGGCGCGGTCGAGCATGGGCGTGTCGAGCGGCACCGCACGGTGTTGGTTCTGGAACAGGGGGTGCGTGCGAGGCGTCTTGGTCACTTCCACGTCGTACCCGCCGCCATGGTCGGGGGAGCGCGGGAGGAACTTCACGTACGCGCGGAGGATCTCGCTCCACGTGTACCCGGAACGAGCGGCTTCGATGGTGGTGAGGAAGAGGGGGTTCGGCATGCTGGTGAAGTAACCAGCGAGGGGCCGCGTGCGAGCTTCATGCGTCGTATCTGAGCAGGAACTTCGGGTTGATCGCTTTGAAGCTCACCCGGTTGCCCTTCTCGTCGCGCATGGGGGTGAGCGGGCGGATCACGATGCCCTCGCGCGGGACGCCCGAGTTGAGCAGGCTCTTGCCGTCCGCCATCTCGACGAGATCGGCGATCTTGTGGTCCATGTCGAACTCGTGCAGCCACGGCACCGACGAGAGGCCCATCTCGCCGATGATGGTCTGCGCGTGAGCGGGAGAGAGGTAGTCGCTCGTGACGAGCGAGTAGACGTCGAACACGAAGAGGGACCTCTCGGGCAGGTTGTACTTGTTGCCCTGCACGCGTGGGCCAACCATCTCGCCCTGGATCGCGAAGTCGCCGAGCCTGGACGTCATCTCCATCATGCGGCCTTCGAGGCCCAGCCGCAGGGCCAGCTCCACGTGGAGGTGCGTCGTGTCGGCGAGGTCGAGCGTCTGGTTGCGGGAGCACACGCCGAAGGCGCCGCCCCGGATGAACGCGGTGAAGCTGGAGCCGTCGAGCTTCTCGGTGGACACGAAGCGCTGCCCTTTGCACAGCGCGACGAGCCCACCGAGCACCTGCACGCGGGTCTCGTCGGTCTTCGGGATGTCACCGGGGAAGGTGGACCGCTGGATGCCCGGGAGCGAATGCCCTCCAAGCTCCTCGGGGATCTCCCACTTCACGATGCCGAGGTCTTCGGTGACGTCGGCTCCTTCATACGGACCGGCGTCGGTGGCGATGGCTGTGAGCGTCGCATCTGGCAGGATGGACAGCGGGAAGCAGATGCCCTGCGACACCTGTCCGCGTAGTTTCACGGTGCGCACGCGGAAGCCCGCGCGGAGAAACTCCTTGCCGTCCCGGTCCAGGATGGCCGGCTTGAAGCACGTCTTGCGGAGGAACTCGAACTCGGGGCGCTCCGGCAAGAGGGAGTCGATCTCGACGTAGACGACGCGGTCACCGGGCTGGAACTCGCCTTTCTTGACGACGACGTCCCAGCCGAGGACGTGGGCGCACTCGATCGCGTCGGCGCCTTTGATGGGGGTGAGGGAAGCGATGGATTGGATGCTGGCGAGGGTTCGCATCCCGCTCAGATAACCAGCATCTCGTGCGCGTCGATCAGATGGTGAAGTGCATCACCGGCGGGGCCGCCATCGCGACCTTCGCGCAGGGCACGCACCGCATCGAGAACTCGCCCGGGATGGCGTAAAGCTCGCTCGTCGGGCGCTCGCAGACCCCGCACCACCACCCGATCGCCTTGTAGCCGGCGGGGGTGAGCTTCACCGTGCGGCTCGTGAAGGGCACATGCTCGATCAGCTTCTTCAGGGTGAGCCTGTAAAGGTGATCGCGGCTCCCCATCGATGAGAGCCCAAGAGCCACGGACAGGCTCCGCACCGATGGCGTGTAGCCATCCCGCTTCGTCATGGTGGCGATGAGACGGAGCACCTGTAGTTGGCGCTCCGTCGGAGGGAGGTCATGGATAGGAACGCGGGCCACGCTCAATCCCAGCGGTCGATCTTGTAGACGCTCCGCACGCCGCCGGCCGTGACGCGCAGCGTGTACGGGTCGCGGACCTTGCCACTCTTCTGGAGCGCGATGCCGCACGCGCTCATGAGGGGAGCGCCCGCGATCGTGGACGTGCGCAGGTGCGCTTCGAGCGTCGCGCGCACGCCGTGATACTCGCTCTTCAGGCACTCGACGAAGAGCCCGCCGTTCGCCGGCTGCTTGTCCTGACAGCCGCGGAGGATGAAGAACGCGCCATCTCCCTGATGGGCGAACCCGTCACCGCTCCACTGGTTCGGCTGCAAGGTCACCGCTTCGACAGGTACGTACTCCCGGCGGCGAAGGCCGAACTCCTCCGCGATCGAGCCACTGAGGTGGAAGTACCACGACACGGGGTTGCGACATTCGGCGAGGTCCCATTGCAAGACCGGCGGCGAGGTCGGGTCGAGCGCGGTCACCATCGAGAAGAACGGCGCGCGGAAGTCGGGGGTGAACATCTCGATCGCTTCGGCGGTGGGGAGCACCGTCGTGCGGAACTTCACCCACGTCATCACCTGCGGGGGCGCGATGCTGTCGACGGGGCCGCGGTCCTTCTTCGGGAGGAGGTGACCGAAGACGCCGGACGCCAGCTTCGCACCCGCAGCGAGATCGGTCTTCGGGGGCGCCGGCTTCCACAGGGCGTACGGCAGCACGTCGTCGAGCCGCGCGTACCTGCGCACGAGCGACCCAGACGTCCGGAGCTGCGCGACGAGCTTCTCCGCCTGCGCGATGTTGCCCGCGGACGGTGCCGCCGTCGGACGCTGGTACTGCATCGGGTGCATCTTGGCGGCGAAGGCGCGCTTCACGTCCTCGAAGGGCTTCCCCGCGGCGAGGTCTTCGAGCAGCGTGCCGATCATCGTCGAGCGCACGTGGCAGAAGCCGGCCGGTGCCGACGCCACAGCCAGCCACGTTAGGTTGTCGGCGAAGATGCGAGCCTTGGCGACCGCGCGGGCCTCGGCGAGCTCCACGAGCCACGTCGCGACGCCGAGCACCTTCTCCGAGCGGTAGAGGGCGTCGGACTCGAGAAGCGCCTTCGCCTGCTTCAGCGTCTCGATGTTGAAGTCGCCGAGCGCGCGGGAGAGCGTCTCGAAGTCCTGCTTCTTCTCGGCCATGGCCTGGAAGGCGGTCACGTTCGTGGGGCGCCGGTCGGGTTGCACCACGCCAGCGCGCGGCACGACGTGCATGTGGTGCCATGTGACGACTGCCGTCCTTCCGTGCTCGATCGCCGTGAGCTGTTGGTGGTTCATCGGCAGGCCCCACGTCGGCTCGTCGGCGTAGAAGATGCCGTCGGTCTTGCCGATGGTCGCCCGCATGAGGTTCATGACCGCGCGCTTGAAGAAGGGCGGCGTATCGGACGCCGCCCACAGCGCGGGGCGCGGCACGCCTTCCTTGTCGATCACGACGAGCCCGCCGTAGGTGTCCACGAACCGGCGGCACGCGCGGCAATCGTAGTGCTGGCGCCGCTCCGCCGGCAGACCGGCGAGGAAGGCGTCGTAGAGGGTGGGCGAACCGAACGGGTGGGCGACCGTGAAGAGGTGGGGCGTGTTGGCGGTGGCGACCGCGAAGCGCTCCCGGATCGTCTCCAGGAAGCGCGCGTATTGCTGGTCTTCGTCGGACGGTCCCGACGACGGCGAGAGGACGGGGGTCGTGTGCATGAGCCGGAAGCTGCACACGCGAGGGGCGTGGTCAACGCGCGCGGGCGTACGTCACGAACGAGCATTCCGGCATGTCGGTGCGCTCGGTCTCGCGAAAATCGGCGAGGTCGGGCATGTAGCGCACGTCGCCGTGGACATCCTGATGCACCTCGGTGAGGTAGAGCCGCTCGACGGCCCGCTGTTCGAGCGCCTCGCGGTAGATTTCGACTCCGCCCGCGATGAAGACGTCCTCGGTGGGAGAGGCCATGCGGAGCGCCTCTTGGAGGGTCCATGCCTGCGAAACCGTGGGGCTCCGCCGACCCGTCACGAGCGGGTTGCTCGTGACGACGATCGTGCGCCGGCCAGGGAGCGGCTTGCCGATGCTGTCGTAGGTACGGCGCCCCATCACGAGGGTGTTCCCCGTGGTGAGGGTCTTGAAGCGCGCGAGGTCGACGGGGAGGTGCCAGCGGTTGGATCGAGCCAGCCCGAGCCGTCGCCGCACATGCCGTGCTCGTCGAGATGCCGCACGTACGCTCGCACGATCTCCCGCGCGGTGTAGACCTCGGGAGGAGCGGACATCGGCCCCTCGCCGAAGCTGTCCGCGCACTCGCGCGGGTTGTCGAGGTCGACCATGCTGCGGGCAGCCGGCCCGAGCCGCGAGCTCCACGCGATGGCGTCCTGCTTCGATAGGGCACGGGGGACGCTCTCTGCGGCGGTACTGAATTGCGCAACGGCTTCCTTCCAGGGCATGCCATCGCGCACAGCCTGCACCATCGGCGAGATGGGCGCCGTCCCGTGGATCTTGCACCTCGGGTTGGTGGCGAAGTGCGCTCCGTCCTTCTTGGGGTCGTTGGCCAGCTTGCAGGTGCAGGCGATCGAGACCGTCGGGGGCTCGCTAGGAACGGCGCGCCAGACGTAGGTGCCGCGCTCTGCCGTCTCGAGACACGCTCGGAAGCGCTCCCACGCAGCCTGCGTGCTGTCGCCTGGTTGGAGGGGCGGCGCCTCCCTGCCCGTCATGAACGCGCGGAAGGCGGTCTCCACGGTCGCAAGGAGCTTGTCGCCGATGGTCGAGGGGGTAGTTGCGGGATCGGTCATGCCCGCAGGGTAGGACCGGCCGACTCCACGTCCACCTTCGCCTTCTTGGCGTAGTAGATCGCCAGCACGCGCTTCCGGGTGATGGCCAGCTTCCGCTCGCGTGAGCACTCGGCCCCGCACGTGAGCACCCGCGTCTTCACGGTGCGGAACGTGCGCCTGCACACCATGCACACCTTCACGAGGGTCAGGGCCTCCCGTTCGGCTTCCTGGACAGCCAGCGCTCGGAGGCGACGAGCCTCCCGTAGCTGCTCGGCGCGCTCGTCGAGACCAGCCAGGCCGATGAGCTGCCGCGCGCGCTCCGCGGTCAGCCCGAGGGCGGCGCCGATGGGCGTGAGCATGCCGCCGTGAAGCTCGACGAGCTCGGGGAGCTCCGGCCGGTAGGCGTGCCCCTTCGGGCGTCCCCTCCCCCGCCGCGTGACCCCCAGCTTCACGAGCCACGTGCGGAGGGTCGCCATCGGCAGGCCCAGCGCGAGAGCCGCCCGGGACACGTTGCCCTCCGCCGCTTCCAGCGCGGCAAGGAGAGCTTCGTCGGATGGGCGCTCGTGGCCTTCTTGCGGGAGACGGCCGCGCCGTGGCTGGCTGCTCATCGGGCGGCCTTGAACGGCGCATCCCACCGCGGGCGCTCATCGAACGCGATCAACTCGGCTTCGACGGCCACGCGCCGCGCGCCTTCGTACTCCGATGCCGCGCGCACCTGCTTCCATCGGCACTCGGTGAGCGCCTGTTCCCAGCGCGCGTCCACGTCATCGTCGCGCTTCGCAAGCTCGGGCATGCCGCGATGGATCTGCATGTCTGCCAGCTCTTTGACGGCGGCCGCGTACTCCATGCTCCGGATGCGGTGGAAGCGCTGCCGCCGGCGCACGACGCTCTCCGCAGCCTGCTGTCGGGCGGTCGTGTACTCCTCTTCGGCGCGCTGCACCTCGTGATCGAGGTGACGCAGAAGAGCGCGTGCGCGGTCTTGGGGGCTCATGTCCGGAGGGTAGACACGGCCGGTGTGGCGTCACCGGCCAGTCGCAAAGTCGCGCGCTATCCGCGGGCCGGAGCCTGCGAGGAGCACCACTCGGTGAACGCAGGGTAAAACCGCCCATCGGCGATCCACGTCGCGATGAGGCCGAGCGGGGCCGTCGCAGGGTCCAGCCCCATCGCCGCCTGGAACCCGTTGGCCGCCGCGAAGCTCCGGAAGAGGTCCGCGCTGGTCTCCCGGCGGACAGAAGGCTCGGGCAGCTTCCCCGTGGCGGTAAGCCTGTAGTGGCTACCATCGCGCTCCACGCAGATGTCCACGAAGCCGGCTGCGGTGAGCGCAGCCGTCACGGCGTCGAGGCCGGTCGGGGGCGTCTCCACGGGGAGCGGGTTCCGCGCCAGCATCTCGTAGATGCGGAGGGCCGCCGCGTCCTGGCGCTCGCTCTCGCCGGGAAAGGGCAGCACCAAGTGCGGCGGCAGGAAGGACAGCGCTTTCGCAAGCAGCGCGTCATGAAGCGTCTTCAGCGTGGAGGCGGGCTTGGGCGGCTGACGGTCCCCCTCTTCGGTCACGATGCCGCCGTTGATCGTGGCGTTGACCACCAATTCGCGGAGGACCTTCTCCGCCGCGGCCTTGACCACCCACGCGGGCACATCTGGCTTCGCGTCTAGCTTCACGATGGCCGTCCCGGCAATGCGAACCCACCAGTCCTGGCCCACCAATTCGATGTTCATCATGCCCCGGAGGTAGTTACGAGCCGGGGCGCGTCCAGTCGCACCACGCGACGCTACAGCACGGGTTTAGTGGAGCGTGGTGCGACAATCTGCGAAGGAGCCCGGTACGTCCACGGTCATTCGGGCACGTTCAACGGCAAGAGCACGGGGCCGCCTCGCGGGAGGCGGCACATAGGCGAAGACCTTGTGCATCGGAGGGCAGACCGCGGCCGGGTCGACCACGAACGCCGGACAGGGCGCGGCAGCGGCCCGATCCCGTGCTTGGTGCTCGCTCGCCAGTTCGTCCAGGGTGAGCCACTCCCGGAGCGACGGTAACTGGGCCTTCCGGTAGCTCACCAGCTACTCCGCAGCCGCGGGCTCGTTCGCAGCACCCTGCCGCACCTGAGCACCGAGCTTCTCTTGCATCCGGCCGCTGGCGATCTCGAGGACGGCCGCAGCCACCTTCGGGTCGACCGCCATCCCGAGCTTCGCCTCTACCTCGCGCACCATGGCCTGGAACTCGGCTTCCGCTTGGGGGATGAGCGCGTCGAGCGACGTCTCCACGACGGCATCGACGGCCATCACGAACTCGGGGCGCTGCCAGATGTTCACGTTGACGTCGACCTGCGTGCGACGGAGCCCCGCCAGGGTCGCGTACTCCATGCGGCACTTGGTCGCGAGTTGGAGGTACCCCTTCGCGGTGGTGGGCTCGCTCACCCGGAGCCTGCGAAACTCCTTCATGGCGGCAGCTTCCTTGGTCTCCAGAGCGGCGAGGTTCACCTCTTTCTCGGCGCACTCCACCTGCTTGTCGGCGGAGACCCGCTGGACGGCGAGCCGGTAGCGGTCGCGGACCTCGTGATCGGGGATGCCCCATGCGGCTGCGAGCCATTCGAGGGTGGGGCGGAACCTGAAGCGGTCCCCTTCGATGAGGCGCGCCAGGAAGGCGACGTGAGCTTCTTGGGAGGCGAGGCCGGCGGCTTCCGAGAGGCGGACCGTGCGGCGGAAGGGCAGCACATTGGATCGTCTCCCGTTGTCTCCGGCGGCTGTCTCGTTCGCGGGAGGAAGCGCGGGGCGCATCGGAGCGCGGCGGCTGTCTCGGTTGACTCCGCGCGTCTCGTGCTCGTCTCCGGAGATGTCTCCGAGGCGCTTCAGGCAGACGCGGTGCCGGCCGATGGAGGCGCGGGAGACGTCAGGGAAGAGGGCGTGGACCTCCCGCACGGTGCCGCCGTTGGCGTAGGCGGCGTTGATGGCGTCCACGTCGGGGCGGGCGCCTACCAGGCAGCACGGTGCGGGGGTGTCGGTCATGGCTCAGGGCTCGGACGTCGCGTAGGTGGAGACGCCCGCGGGGGGCGAGGTGAAGGACCAGCGGGCGATGGTGGGCCAGCAGGAGCCTTCCCCCTTCCAGACGCAGGGGATGGCGTCGCCGGTGTAGTAGCGGCCGGTCTTGACCACCTCCGCGCGGCCCTTGGGGAGGGGAGCGTCGGGGACGAGGTTGGTACCGGTCATGAGGAAGACGCCGTCGAGGACGGTCTTGGCGTAGAGGAAGCCGCCCTTGGAGGCGGGGGCGGCAGGCTCCTTCCACGGGTCGCCCCCGGCGAGGATGGTGCGAACCTGCGCGGCGGAGAACTCGGCCGTGGCCCTCACGTGGTCGGCGACGAAGATGATCTCCACCGAGTCGAAGGTCTCGGGGGCGAGGGGGCCAGCGGCGGCGCGGAGGACCGCAGCGAGGCCCTTGTGGTCGGGAAGGGGGGCGCTGGCGGGGTCCGACCGGGCGGCGAGGAGCACGGCGAGATCGCGTAGCTGCGCGGTTACCTTGCCGTAGGACAAGCCGGCGGTAAGCGGGAAGCCCACCTTCCGGACGCCGTCCGAGAGGGCGACGCTGCCGTCCTTGACCACCTGGCCGATGCCGGCCGAGAAGGGGCCGGGGTCATCCCCGGTCGCGAAGACCGTCAAGGTCTGGATGATGCCCGCACCGAGCGCGTGAAAGCCGAGCGCCTTGCGGGCAGGGACACCGAGTGTGGTGCCGGCGCCGCCACTCCAGACGGAGAGCTGCAATTCCCCGTCCCGCAACACGGTCGCCTGCCCGTCCACGATACCGAGGATGGGACCCGCGCCCTCCGGAGCCTGCGGCTGAAACGGCCCCCCTGCGGGCGCGCCAGGGCCGAACACGATGGTCGCAGCCTGCCTGGTGAGGTGGTCGAGCTGGCCCAGTAGATCGGCGTTGACGAGGCGGCGGCGCTCCGGGGGAGGTGCGCCGCCCTCATTCGCGCGGATCATGACGCCAACGCTGTGGAACTTGGCCAGAAGGTCCACGAGAGCCTCTCTCCGCGCCTCGGGGTCGAGCGCGTTGGAGCCAACGAGGCCATCGCCGAGCGCGTTGGAGCCAACGAGGCGCTGGTCCTTTACGACCTCCCCGCCAGCGCGAAGGACCAGCGCTTCCTTGATTCTGTCGAGCACGCGCTCCAGGGAGTCGCCAGACACGACGGGGATGGGGGCGCCTTCGGTCCACGTCTCCCCGAGGACGAGCTTGCTGGCGCGCAGGGTGGTGAAGCGCCCGTCTTTCATGCCGAAGAGCGGGGCGTCGCCCGCCATCGCCCGCAGCGCGGTCCCGATCCGTTCGTACGCGGTCCCGAGCGTCTCGTTCACCGATAGGTCGAACGACACTTCGTTGCCATCGCTGGTGCGGAGGAACACCTTGCCGGGGCGACGCACGAGGGCTTCGCGCCATGCCCGCTCGAAGAGACGCTCCGTGCCGGCGCGCACGAGCCTGTCGATCTCGGACAACAAGCTTTCCCTGAGCGCAACGGCGACGTCTGCGATCGGTTGCCCCCTCGAGACATCCGCGTAGCCGCGGTGCATCTCGCTCGTCCACACCTGGATCCGACCGTTGTTGAGCACGACGGGTTTGCCGTCCTTCATGCCGAGCACGGTGCCGATGCCGTCCCACGAAGAGGCGGGCGGAACGACGAAGTCCGTCCTGGGCGG